TTTCTAATAAAGAAGTTTGGATACTTGTTTGGAGATTTGCAACAGTAGAAGAAGGTGATAATGTAGATTTAACAAAATCAGGTTCATCTAGGAAGTATCTTCCATTCATAGAGATAGGACTAAGATTGGAAGAAACTTGTTGGACTATGGAGTCATCTTTTCTATTTACGATTATCATTTATTTAAATTCCTTTAATTGATAGTTATAGTGCCTGAAGAAGATAATAGCCACCAATTACTACTATAAAAGTATAAAGAGACTGTTCTCTTGTCCACAACAGAATAACTAGTCCCTTCACCACAGTTGGTTGGAGTTACAGTTATAGTTTGTCCTGTCACATTTTTAATATGTATAACAGAGCCTTCATTTATAGCATCTGCTATTGTAATTACACAACTTGTGTAATTACCTGTCACATGATATAAGTTATACCCTAGAACTAAAGGTTTAGTTTGGGTATTTGCTGTGAAAGTAATTGTCGATATTTTGAGATAAGACATTAAACCATGACTTATTTTCCAAGTTTGATACCCTTCATCCCATTCGATTGTAGAATTAGTGCCAGCAGTTCTTATTACTTCTATTGCTTTTGCACTTTGATCTTTATTGGGTTCGATATATATGGCGGGCATCCCATTTGGCACTTCATAAATAGAAGTAGCTGGGGAAATAGAACTCGTATAAGAAGTCCATGTACCTGTTTGAGCTATTACATCACTTAATTTATAAGTGTAATTATATATTAAAGCATTGTTTAGTATGTCATCACTTAAAACGGGAGCATACTCTGTTGTTCCTATATACATCTTAAAATCATAACCTGCACCTCCAGTGGTGTCTGTTACGATATTTAAGTAATATTCTTCATTGGGGTCTTCCAGATGAGAGTTAAGATGTATAAGTGCTTGTGCTTGAAAAATAGTTGGAGAATAAGCATCTGTTGTCCTAGCGATGTATCTAGGATATCCAAGAGAAGTATCTTGTTCAAAAGCAAACGGAGCGTATTGTAAATCTAAATAGATAACTTTTCTAGTAACACCATTATCACTAGATGAAAAGATATAAAAATATTCATTTCTTGTCCTAGACCCTGCGGGATATTCAGCGAAAAGATAATAAATGTTATCTTGTGTTTTGATTTTTAAAGGCTGACTCAATTCCCATCTGTCATAATCCTCCTCCCATCCAATATAAGAATTTGTTAATAATCCTCTTTCAACTTCTATCGCTCTTACATCTGCTTCATTACCTGAACTTGTCCTATCAGCATTTAATAAAATAGCTGGAGTTGTACTCGTAGTAAATTTCTCAAATTTTAACTGACCATCTGTATTTAAAAGAATATCTCCCGAAGTGATATTGAGACCAAAATTAAAATCCCATCTATCATTATCTTCATCCCATTGAATATAAGAATTTGTTAATAATCCTCTTTCAACTTCTATCGCTCTTACATCAGCTTCTTGACCTGAACTTGTCCTATCAGCATTTAATAAAATAGCTGGAGTTGTACTCGTAGTAAATTTCTCAAACTTAACTTGACTATCTGTATTTAAGTAGAAACCAAAATTAAAATCCCATCTATCATTATCTTCATCCCATTGAATATAAGAATTTGTTAATAATCCTCTTTCAACTTCTAAAACTCTTACATCTGCTTCATTACCTGAACTTGTCCTATCAGCATTTAATAAAATAGCTGGAGTAGTAGATGTAGTAAATTTCTCAAATTTTAACTGACTATCTGTATTTAAGTAGAAACCAAAATTGAAATCCCATCTGTCATTAGTCTCATCCCATTTGATGTTTGAATTAGTGGAAGTCCCTCTTTCTATTTGAATTGCAATAACAGTATCTGTTGGTGAAGCTACCTCATCACTATTCAATAGAATAGCACCTATTGCTGTAAGAAAGGCATTTTTTTCCATCTTTATTATACTAGGTGATTTTAGAAGTAAGGTATTACTAAATTCCCAAAAATCATTAGTCTCATCCCACCTAATATAACTATTAGTGGATAGACCTCTTTCTACTTCTATTGCTATTACATCTGAACTAGCAACGCCTGTTTCATCAGCATTTAATAAAATAGCTGGAGTTGTACCTGTAGTGAATTTCTCAAATTTTAACTGACTATCTGTATTTAGATAAAAACCAAAATTGAAATCCCATCTATCATTAGTCTCATCCCACTTAAGATAACTATTAGTCGAAGAACCTCTCTCTACTTCTAGTGCAATAACATCTGAACTAGCAACGCCTGTTTCATCAGCATTTAATAAAATAGCAGGAGTTGTAGAGACTGTAAATTTCTCAAATTTTAACTGACTATCTGTATTTAGATAAAGACCAAAATTAAAATCCCATCTATCATTAGTCTCATTCCATAAAATAATAGAATTGGTACTAGAACCTCTTGCTACTTCTATCTTAGTATCTCTAGTAGGTATGCCTGAATACTGCTCACTATTCAATAAGATACCATCATCACTATTTATCTGTATACTACCTTTAGATGCTATCATTATCGTATCAGCAGAACTACTTGAAGTCATTACATATAATGCTTTATTTGTAGCTGTTGTCTCAATATAGGTATTCCCATAAATTCTATTAGAAGGCCCATTCATATCAGCATTCACTGTTATAGGGAAATTAAAATTCCAAGAATTATTTGTATCATCCCATTGAATATATGAATTTGTACTAGACCCTCTTTCTACTTCTATTTTAGCATCTGACCCACTACCAGACTCATCACTATTTAAGAGAATATCTACATCATGATTTAAACTATTGTTTAATCTTAAAGTTGAGAGGTAAGGAAAACTAGAACCAGCTAATAGAGTACCTGTTATTACTGCACCTCTCACATCTCTTACTTTATTCGCAGACCAATTTGTAGAGTCTATTGTTAATAAATAAGTAAATTCAGATGTTGGAGAAGCATTTACAAGAATTAAACCTGTATATGTAGGAGCAGAACCCAATACGGTAGAACTTATATAAAACTGAAATTCATTAAGAGAAACACAAGCAGCATTACTACTTACAGCAATATAATAACTTTTCCCAGACTCTAAATATACAACACCATTTACAGTAGGTGGGTTAGTATTTGAATATGTTACAGCACCTGTCGCTTGATAGTATTTAGCAACATTACTTTCTTCTATGGAATCAAGTGAATATATAGGCAAGATTTCTCTTGTAACACCATTATCTTTTGAAGAGAATATGTAAAAGTCTTGCCCGTTTGTCAAAGAAACATTAGTATATCTCACATAAATATAATATGGAGTAAGAGAAAAACCACTTACAGATAGACTTTCAGTAAAATCCCATGCTTCATTATCTTCATCCCAAGTAATCAAAGCACTTGTACTTGCCCCTCTTTTAACTTCTATTACAGCATTTGTAGTAGGAGTACCTGATGTCACATTCCAATTTAATACTATTGAGGAAGAACTTTGGTCAGAATGAATATTCAAATTGCCATATTCACCAAAAAATAAACCATTTATATCAAAAAAATGTTCTCCTATTGATACAACACTTGTGCTTACACTAGAAGAAATTACTTGATTTGTCACATCTAGCGAACTGCCATACATATCCCCTGCTTTAAAAGTAGCATATGTTTTTACTATACCACCACCACTAAAATTAGTAGTTGTACTTGAAGCACCTGTCACTGTTGCTAATTCAAACTGATTTGAAGTTTCATTCCATATAAATATCGCAGGGTTTTCTGTACTTCCTCTTTGTAAGAATAACCCTGTATCTGTCGAAGCAGTAGGACTACCACTAGCATTTTTAGCTAATGTTAATACAGGATCTTCCACTACTAATGTTGTTGTATCTATAGTAGTAGTAGTCCCATTAACAGTAAAATTACCTGCAACAATAGTATCTCCTGTAGCACTATCTACACTAAATACTGTCACATTAGATACATTTTTAACAGAAACATCACCTTTAATTAAGGTATCTCCTGTAGCGCTGTCTACACTAAATACCGTATTACTAGCTCCATCTTTAACTATTAAATCACCTAATAAATTAAACTGACCTCCAACATTCAATGCACCATCTACTGTTAAGTAATAATCCACAGTCAAATACCCTGTGATTATGGTATTCCCAAAATCACTGATAAAGATATTATTGGTGATGTTTTTACTAGCACCTGAACCAATAATCACATTAGGCAAAGTCTTTATAGGCATTTTCTTACCCTCCTATTAGTATTCTGTTTTTAGTGGAATATACACTTGCTATAGTACGATCTCCTGAAGCTACATAATTTGAAGCATCTAACTCAGAATATCGACTTATTAAAACTAACACGACCTCATCTGCTGAAAACAAAAGACTTTGTGCTTTCACCCTACATAACATAGGTATCACTGTCTTATGTTGAGATGCCCCACTTAATGGAGTTGTATATACTGCTGTACCATCTACATCTGTATATACAACCCTACTTTGACCATCTTTATCTACACCATCTAAAGTTAAATCAGCTGATATATCTAAAGGTGTTAAGATACTTAATTTTAATAAACCTGTGTTAATATTGAAATCACCTGTTGATATAACCCCACTCGCTTTCAAATCCCATTCTTTTAATGACCCCAAAGCAGGATCAAAAGGTATCTGATCTCCAGGTGAATGATAGGGATAAGAAATCTCAGTTCCACCTTTACCTAATTGTATTGAATACATAAAGTTAGAACCAACTAAAGGCTCTAATTCAAGTGGCTCAGACACAATATCTGTTACAAGACCAGCTTTAGCACCTGCAGTCTGTGGTGCTAATGACCTATAATACAACATCATCTCATTTTGAGTGTTAATTGCATTTAAAGGATAATACTCAACATTAACTAGTACTTGAGCTGAACTTAACCCACTCACACTTAAGACCCCACTAGAAGACCCATATTCACTAGCTAAACTAGCTGTTAGTAATCCAGGTGTCGTTACTTCCTCATATTTAGGATTGTATGTAGAATCTAATAGTTCCTTATATACTTTGTTTGGATTTGTTTCACTTGAAAAAGAAGGAACAACTCCATAAGGTTTATAAGGTAATCTTATTGTAGTGGCATTTAAACTAACTAAAGTGTCTGTTATCTTATCCCCTAAATATTCTACTAACCATTCCCTATATCCTTCTCTTAAAGCATATAACATACAATTATCAAGACCCACATTATCAGTAGGTCTATTTGCAGTATCTACTTCTACTATAGACCCTTGACCATAAATAGCACTAGCATCTAGATAATCTTCCATACTAGGTGTCATGGTTAAACCATTACCTTCAGGATAATTGATTGCTAAAGAAATAAAAATTCTTCTAGGACTACCATTATCGGAAAGACCTGCCCCTACAAAAGGATAATTTGGATTAGTAGCATCTCCACCATTTACTTCTACCCCATTATCTCCTAAAACTAAATTCACCAATGTAGTCCCTAAACCTGTTATAGATTGAAACACTACAAAAGGCTCTTGGGGAGAGGATGTATGACCTTCGTCATGCCATGCTTCAATAACATCTATAATACAAGTCCCTGCAGGACAAACATCTGTAAAATAGACAGGTGTCCCCCCAGCATCTATAAAATCAGATAATACTCTAGTCACATCTAATTTACTTAAATCTATTTCTATAGAATCATCCATATGCCACTTTGTACGACCAACAAGACCAGGTGTAACGGTTACAAAATCAGTTGCTGTGTCAGGGTATAACTCTATAACTAACCTATCTATTACAGGATGTGATGAAAATCTCCTCCTCACATGGTCAAATGAACCTATTTCATTACCATAAGGACTTGCTGTTGTACCGATCTGATCGCACACCAAAGGTGTATGACTCACATCTCCACTTCCACCACCTATTTCATTTAAATCACTACCATCCATTTGCCATGTCTTATAATTATTATCTAAAAGACTTTGGAACTGATAATCTAACTCTTTACCTAAATCTAAATTATCAACTACCTTTTTTCTCATATCTAATATATCTGTGCTTACTATCTTATCAGCAAATAAACCATCAGGTCTATCACTTACACCTGCTGAGATTACTGTTAATGCTGGAGGATAAATATAAGAAGATGTAGCACCTGTATGGGTGCTTAATAAAGCACCATTTACATTTGTTAAAGGTACAAACCCTCCTGTGTTTCTCCTATTTACAAAACAAATAGGGATTGCATAAACATAACCATCTACAGTGTTTAAAGCAGTAGCACTTGTTTGATCTCCATTACCTGCCACCCATAAACCACTATCTTGATATGGATAATTCGCATTACTTGATTTAAACTCATAACTTGAATCCACATTTGTTCCCCCACGACTATAAATAGTAGAACTAAAACCATCAGGATTTACAGTATAATCCACATTTTCTATTACTCTAAATTTATACTGAAATTGTACTCTTTTAGTCGTTTCCCTATTTACAAGGGGGTCTAAAGTATCATCACTTAACCAAACAGTACTATCAGATTGTGTATTTCCATATAGGTAGATTTTATCTGATGCAGGTTTACCATTACCATCAGACCCACCTGCAGGTTGTTGAATGATACTGATACTAGCATCTGCACTTATAATAAAGCTATTAGAACTAGCACCCACAGGAAATGTAATAAATACAAAATCTGTACCACGACTATCAGCATCTGCTAATCCTGATGTGTTTATAGCATTAGCTAAATTTAAAGCTGTTATATATACACTTGCACCTAAATCAAAATCAGTATCACATACAAAACTTGTAGCAGGATCAACACCATTATCAAAAGTAATTGTATCTCCACTAGCTATTGTACCTAATACTCTAATTTTAGCAGTTGCAGCTACACTAGGATGTACTAATGACCTCCACACCTCTAAAAATACAAAATCTGTTCTCTTACCTGATGATGGGGGGTTAGGTAAAGTGATCTTATTTAATTCCGTTGTGTTATTTGTATATGCTACTCTAAGTTGTCTATTCGCTACTCTTACATCAAAAGCCGAAATACCTAACACATTAGGATTCTGATTAAAGACATAATCTACAGATATATCCTTATTCTTAGATGTAACACCACTAGGTTTATAACCATCTGTCGCTAAATCTCTACTAAGATTTAATTCACTATCTAAGACGGACTTACCTGTCTGAAACACAACAGATTCATAACCTGTTTGTCTAGGGTCTATATTCCTAGATACTGTTGATATATATTTTTTCATCTTATTCTCAACCTTAGAATGTTAAGCGCCATGTAATAGCTAAAACAGATTGTGATGGCTTATTTATCACAGGAAAAGTTAAGTAATTGATCAATATATCATAATTTGTTAAATCTAATTCCTCATCATATTCAGGAAATGCAACAGGATCCCCACCACCATCTAATAAAGGTGTTGTGGTAGCTGGATTTAATGACTTAGGACTTAATAAACCCATCTCATTTAATGCACCTACAGCTTCACCCTCATTAAATACTGTTGTAAAATCTACAATCCTTGTAGGTACTGTTGAAATCGCCCCTAAAGCATCCCTATACACTACTGAACTAAATGCTTTTCTCTTTATCTCCGTATTTAATCTTCTTTGTCTTTCATCAGCAACAGATGGCACTTGTGCTGTACCTGTTGCTCCTGTACCCACAGCTAACATCTTTATAGCATTTCTACTTGTTAATCCACTAAAGAACATAGCACCTAAGATACTGCCATCTAAGGTATATACATTGTTTAATTTAGTCTCAACACCATCTAAAGTAATAAAGACCTCCCCCTTTACTTTATATCCACCTTCTTCGTTAAACCCAAAACCCATATTAAATCCTGTTTTAGGTTGTCTTATTTTTTCTTGAATCATTTACATAATCTCCTATTGTTATAAGTTTATAAGTGTCATTTTTACAACTTCATTTAAAGGCATTGCACTATTGTTTATAATACCACTGCCTAAATTTAAAGTTAGAGTATATCTATCATTCAATAGATTACTTGTACTATCTCCACCACCATCTAATACAAAATCTACTGCCTGACTACCCTCTTCGTCTTTCCAACCAAGAGGACTCACACTATTATTCAAATCATTTAATATATAAAGAGAATCAGTAAATGCTCCACCACTAAACTCCATCTTTAATAACTCATCTTTATATAAACTAAACTCCCCTTGCACCCCTGAACTCGTCACAGTCTCTTTTATTAAAGATTTTCTGTATATATCTACACCTGTTTTGTTCCCTAAAGGGTCTAACATAAATTCATCTACATCAAATTCTATTCTCTCCCCTTGTGGTATATATGCTACTTGACTCTCATTATACTCATTCGCTCTAAACCAATCCCCACTCTGACTTGTTGTCTTATTCGTTGAACAAACTACATCTATACTTAACCCATCAGCTAAACCACTAAATATAAGCTCAGTTCCCCTTAAAGTATAGCTCGTTATACTTGTAAGACCATTCTTTACGGAGATAATTTTTATAGGTTTAAAGGGTAATGTGATTTTACCTTCTGCTATTATATAAGTGCCACTAGCATTTGCTATCACCCTATGTATAGCATCTATTGTGTCATATTTATTAAGTACAAATTTCTTATTGTTTAAACTTAGTGAAGAATTAGCTTCTGTACTGTTTAAATAGCTAGTGCCATGTGATGATAAACTAGCATCTACTCTCTCATAAGTATATGGTTTGTTATAAGACCTTTTATACAAAACTTGGCTATTTGTTATAACTGCTTGCCTATTGTTTAAAGCATTTTCAGGATATTGTATTAGTCTTGTTTTCCTATGAGCATTTAAAACAAAATTAACATTATTTAATGACCCAAAATTTACTTCATCTGTTTCATCTATAGGTATAGAGATTTCTAAGTTCCCGGTATATAAACTATCTAAGACTATTTCTCTTGTAAATGGATTAAAGCTAGTTATTGTTTCACTACAAATTAAATCACTAGCTAAAATAGGCAATGCTTTAATTGTATAAGGCAAATTTAAAGGTAAAATAAAAGTATCTTCATTATATAAAGATATGTTTAAAGTCCTATAAGTGATTTGTCTTGTTTTATAGCTTATATCTATAATTTCTATATCGACTAAACCTGTGGTATCTAAAGGTAAGTTTAGCTTAATTTCATAGGCTTGTAGTTTTATGTGATCTTCTGTTATAAGTGAAACAAAGTAAGGTTTATTATTTACAAGTACAAATTCACCTTCATAGATAGGTTGAGTAGGGGTTAAGACTAAATTACCATTTACGATATTAGCTGTGCCTGTATAACTCAATCTAGTGAAATTAAAACTAGCATTAGTAAAGTTTGAAGGTGTTTTTAAAGTGATAGAAACAACTTTACGGATAGTGTCATCTAATTTAATTCTATCATTTTTTCTAGCTATTGTCTTAAAAACATAGAGTTTATTCGAGGGGTCCGCATAGCCTGTAATAATAGATGTATGAACCCCTAAATCTGTCTTTCTGAGGTCTTCTTGATGATATAAACCCATAGTTAAAAGGTCTAAAGTATCAGTAGGGTTATTTACAACATCTTTAATAATAGAAGAAATAGGATTATCAAAAGTGACATGGGCAGGTTTAGTTTTAAGTAAAAGTTTATATAAGAGTTCTTGTAGGAATATAACATCTTGACTTAAACCATAAATAATCTCATGTGTATGTAAATCACCATTACGATCTTTTGTAGCTTCTACAACACCATTAAAAATATTATGTGTATGTAAATCATCACCCCAATCATTACCTATAGGTGATGATGTAATACCGAAACCGTTTTCTTTTGAGAATACAATATGATTATGCTCATTTACTGTATCTGTGGTAGCTAAACTTGTTATTAAGGCTTCTATTATAAAGGGAGCTATATGATTTATTTCTACTTGTGAATTTACATCCTGCTTATTTAATAAGTCTACAATAGGTGCTTGTCTTGACCCTTGTAGTAAAGCTTCTAATAAATCTAATAAGATTTGTTTAAGTTGTTTGGCATTAGAGATAATAAATCTCTCATCAGGATTTAGGAATAAAACTGTATATAGTTTATCATATAGAAATTCATCCCTTAACTGAGAATAGTCTATATCCTCTACAATATCTAATTGTTCAGCTAGTAAAGAGGCTAAGATTTCTCCTATACCTAAATATAAAACACGATTATTAGACCCATATTCAGAAGAGTAATTTGAAGCTAGGGATCCTGATAAGCTATTAGCAATACTTATAGCTAAAGAGTCTTCAAAATTTCTTCTCTCTTGTGATTTAACACCTATTGGGTCAGTAAATTCTCTTGGGATTGTAGGGTAAAAAGGTAATTTATTACTCATATAGTATCTTCCTTATAGGTAAATGAGAAAGTACCTGGCACAAAATAAGAGAATATAGAAATACCTACATTTTGAATTACACCATCATTGTTATCTGTGAAGTAATTAAGTTCAAAAGTGTAGTCAAAAATAGATTCTGTTCTAGGTATAGCTACCATAATTTTATTTGCACTATCTGTAATTGTATTAAGTCCTATCACTAAATTAGAACTACCTATAAAAGAAGCAGTATATGCACTTAAAGGAGCATTTAATCTATCTGTGCTATCAAGTAGAGTAAATTCTTTATCATTACCATAAATACGAGCTTGATCCCCACCACCTAAGCCATCGACTACTTTATTAAATAATTCTGTATCTATAAGGTAAACTGCCACTGCATTAGAACTAAGTTCATTTAAATCTCTTTTAGTCACAGGTGTTATAATTTCTCTTAAAATTAAAGTATTTTGAGCCACTGCTAATTTATTGAGAGGAACATCTACATATGAAACACCTGTAGTTTCATCTATAAGTCTTATCACATCAGAAATTCTAAAAGTACCACCTAAACCAATACCATTAAAGAATACAGATAGACTTGCTCTTAAATTTTGGTCTACAGTAGAAGCAATAGAACCCCTTCTTATAACGATATTACCTTTAATATCAATAGGCACTTCAGTACATTCTTTTACTAAAACATCAGCTGTTAAGTGTTTATTAGAGTCTATCTTATTTTGCACACTTTGAACGATTAAATTAGTCTGATATGTAATCACATGATTTTTAGCATACTGATAAGAAAGAACTACTGTTTGCCCATCAGTTATTGTACTCGCTGTTGTCCTTGTTAAATAAGTAATACCATTTACTACTTCTATTAAGTAATCAGGATTTGCTTTGAAAGAACTCTTATATGTAGTAAGACCATTAGAAGATTCTACTACAATAGAATAGATATCGACACCTTTTTTAGTTATCTGATAACGATAAAATCCTGTAAAAGTAACGGACTCGTCAGTTATATTTCTCATTTCATAATCAGTGATATTTAAAAGTTCTACATAAGATGTAGATGCTCTTGAATTACCTGTTCTTAAAGGGTCTTCTTTTTTATAAAATACCCAATCGGTATTTTGAATTAAAGCTACACCATCTTCATCAACAACAGATAAAACGGAACTCACAGGTTGTCTAGCTAAAGTAATTTTTTCACTTATAGGTTCTTGCCAGTCCCCTGTTATCACATCAGACATACTATAAGATACAGTTTGTATAGCTACATTTAATTGTATATAAACATTATCTACAATCGTATATCCTGTTAGGTCAAAATACTCATTCGTAGAATTATTTCTTAAACCAAGACCTATAGTGTTATCATTTAGCATACTAGCTATTGTTTGCCCACTATCTAATTTAAATAGATATAAAGACTCATCACCAATAGGGATAAATAAGCTATCCCTATGAATTTGAAATGTCGGTGCAAAGACATCTGTTACTGTAGCTAGTGAAGACCCTCTAATCCATATATCTACACAACCTGGTCCTCTATATTGATAAATAGAATCAGCTGAGATAATAAGGGAGTCTAAAACACCTGGTGTTGATCTAGTAAGTCTTTCATAACCACTTCTAGTGCCTGTATCAACGGAGGATAATACTGCTAAAGCTCTATTTGCTAAAGCTCTATTATTTTCAGCATCAGAACCACCAAAAGTTGAAGATTCATTCGTTACAAGAACTCCTACGGGACCCCCTGTTTTAATTTGTCCTGCAATAAGATTGCCTGCTAGACCTGGGTCAACAGCTTGGACGGACACGGTCACTTGGTATCTTTTTTTAACGGGATTATAATAAGAGGCAATAGAAGCTAAGTCCATAAAAGAGTTTTGGGTTGTAACAAAATTAATTGCACCTGATGAAACAGTAGTTCCTCTTGGGATACTTATAGTTCTAGTAGGTACAGTATTAGTATAGAATATGACCTCGCCGATAGCTTTACCACCTGTTCTACGAATAATCCCAAAATTAGTTGCTAATTTATCAAAAGCATTATCTATAATAGCTTGTACTCTTGAAGGGTTGGCAAAGAATAAAGCCTGTGCTAACCCTTGTTTATAAGCACTATTTGCTACTAATATAGAAGTTCCTGTCTGTAAAGGATCATCAATATCTAGTAAAGTACTAAAAGATGTTGATCTATATATAAAGTCTAATAAGAATCTTGTTCTTTCCATTTCAGAAACAAAAGGGTCTATAATTAAATCTCTAGCTACTGAGCCTGGTTGCACTGCTAAATCGGGTTGAAGATTTAAAACCTTACCTATCATATTCTCTATAAGTTCATTTCTAGTGACCACAGGTATAGAGATATTTGTTGAATTTATATTTACAGGCAAACTAGCTATCTCATTAGAAGGTTTAGATTCGACCTCTGTGCCATCTATGACCTTAACAGAAGTAGCTACATAGTATAGAGGAGCAGTTAAAGGGATTGTTGAGAAATCTGCTGTTAATATAGTAGGTGGGATTGATGCTTCTGATTTAGACCTATTATGTGCAAACCTAATTTCTCTTTGAAATTCTACACTAGATAGAGATGTGGTCAATCTCAAGTTTTTAACTGTTTCAGCCACTTCACTTGTAAATACGATATCTGTTTTAAGAGTGTTGTTATCACTATCTGTTTGTATAAAGCTAAGAGTTGTATTTAAGGGATCGGCAATTTCAGCTTTTATATCTAAAGTATCAGATACAATAGTGCTTGTAGTTTCTACGGGAAATCCATAAGACACAGGATCTAAAGGTCTAGCATTTATTTTGCTATATCCAGCTGTACCACCAAATGGATAGATAGAAGCATATAAGTTATAATAGCTGACCTCACTATCGGTATGTATAAATTTAATAAGGACATCATCAGCTTGTCGTTCTATATCTATTTGTGGTGGTGTAGGTAGGTTGGTAGCTTGTTCGCTAGGTAAAATTAAATCTAGGGAAAAAGTTTCATTACCTGTTTTAATAATAAATTCGTTAGTGCCTGTTAATAAAGGGTATCCATCAGGAGAAGTAGTGGGGTGTGGGAAGGTAAATTTAGTGCCGACTAAGAGTATTTCACCTGCATTTTTACTGTATACATATCCATCAATTTCTATGGTAAGGTCAGAACCGAGAGGGTCGACATTACCGTAGATAAAGATATTATCGAGTGTAGTGGAATAAGTGGCTGGACTTGTTAAAACTGTATTTAAAGGGGATGTAATAGTGATACTCAATTTTAAGCTCCTGTTAAGTCGAATGAACCTGGGACAGCAAATACGATATTGATATTAACGGTAGTATTTGCTCGTGAAACAACATCTACTGAAACGAGATAAGTAGTCTGATCGTCAGCAATAGGTTCTACTGTGATTCTAGATATACGACTTATTTTTTCTTCAAGAGTCATAGTTTGTACTTTTTCTACTTGGTTTTGTATATCAAAAACCTTGTTAATTGCTTTATTGACAGAATCTTTTAATGCCATTTGTGTAGCACTCTGTACTTTATTGCCTATTAAATCAAAAGCATTTGTTCCGTACCATACATGATAGGGATTACTATTTACTCTTGTTAAACAGACCTTTGCAACAGTTTGATATAATTTATCATACCCATCAACAGTTATAATCTCACCAGATGAATTAAATCGTATATCATTTTCAACACCTGTAGTCTTACACCGAATACAATAATTTTTACCTGTCATATAATCTAATTCTAAAGTTGCTGAAACAGCCTCATTAAATACTATTTTATATCCTATATCTGACCTACCAGCTAACTTCCAACCTGAAAAGATATCCCTCCCCCTAGAAGTAAAGATGTTTGTTTTAAAACCAAAAGGCTTTAAGTCTGTACTAGCTATTTTAAGATGGGCATAACGACCACTTTCAAAAACCTCTGTGATAGCTATTGATTTATCTTTAGCTGATGCTCTTATGGTATTAGGTAAAGAAGCATTTAATAAATCTATCATTTGTTTTTGAGATAATATTCCTTTAGGTATAGAAATAGAATAAGTGGTACCTGTATAATTGGTAATATTTATTGTGATAGGGTTAAGATTGCGATAAGGGGCATTACTAGGGAATACAATTTCAGGAAATGTTTTTAATCCTGTAGGGGGGATAGAAATATTATCTCGCCTAATACTTAAAAAACCATCTCCTGTGATAGGTACTCTTGTGATAAGCTCCTTTGTACTTGGAAGGTCATATTTCTCACACCTTATGACATGGGGACATAAGTGAGAAACTAAAATATCTTTACTCATTTCAATCTCTTTTTTGTATCTTTATAGATATAAGAATATAAATCATAAAAAGGATTATACCTATGAAGTATTTACCTATCCTATTAGTCCCTTGTCTTTTATATGCCCAAGAAGACCCCACTTTTGTTAAGGGTTCTACTAAAAAAGATGTCGCCATATATAATAGGGATAAAGATATTGAACGACTCGAATCAGAAATCACAACCCTTAAAAAAGAAGTCCTTGATCTTAAACTCGCTTTAAAAGATAAAGACCTCGTTATAGAAAAAGAAAAGACTTCGACCACCCTATGTCAATTTAAACTTATAGAAACATCAAGTAAATTATCTAGCTGTGAATCAGGACAAACGGCACAAATTATATTAGGTAGTTTATCCTTTATAGGTTCCGGTGTTGCTAGTGTAGGTTGCCTTAAATAAATGAAATACACCCTCTGTTTTCACCATAGGTGTACCCTATCTTACTAACACCCGTATATTCTTTAATCTTTAATAATAACTTGTTTAAGTTCTCAATATCACTCCCCCATAGATCAACATCCTCAAGTCCTTGTTCTGTTTTAATTTTAAGAACACCCACTTGTGTAGGAATATCTGTTTTAGTAATAATAAGTGTATCTACACCATTTACTTGTACTGCTTCTTTAAGCATAGGTAAATCGAGCCAACCAATTTTTCTAGGTCTGCCTGTAGTAGCTCCATATTCTTTACCTATCTCTCTATATTTATTTACAACTGTTTCACTTTGAACTTCTTCAAAAGTACCTGTACCGACTTTAGTTTCATATACTTTAGCAATACCAATTACTTCTGTTAAGTCTTTATGGCTTAATCTAGTAGAATAGAAAACAGAACCTATAGTAGTACAAGAAGATGTGACATTAGGATATTCTTCACCCCATATATCTAACCTATACCCTTGACACCCTTCGAGAATAATTTCTCTACCCTCTTCTAACATATCTCTTAGGTAAACCTCAGCATCACCAATAAAATATTGTAATTTAGCTTTTTGGTCAGGTGTAGCAAAGTGGTTTAACCATGTATTCATAGTAATACCATCACGAGCAATAAAATCTCTAAGAGCAGGTCCAATACCTTTAGCAGTAGTGCCTAATCTCCTTTGATATTTAGCTATATCATCATCAATATGCCATGACATGACGACAGGAGCATAAGAACTGACGATAAGAGAATTGGGTTGCACATTAAATTCTTCCATCTCTTTAAGGAGTTGGATAGGATCAACAACAACAGCTCTAGTGATAACATTGGTAGCATTAGGGTTTAAGACACCACTAGGTAATAAATGAACAACGGATTTATTACCTTCTTTGTCATATATCGTATGTCCTGCATTAGCACCACCTTGATATCTGACAATCACAGGATTATTAGTAGTATGGCATAGATCATCAACAACACGACCTTTACCCTCATCTCCATTTTGTAAGCCTAAAATAACTTTAACAGCCATTCTGATCTCCTTTTATGTAATAGGCTTATATACTATACAATTTAAAATTAGAATCTAGTTTAATCATTCTATCCCTAATTGTCTTTATAGATTCATCACCTATATCTACACCTATCCAGTCCCTATTTAACTTCTGAGCCACAGCTAAAGTGGTTCCTGACCCACAAAAGAAGTCTGCCACTAAGTCTCCTTCGTTAGATGAAGCTTTAATGATTCTTTCTAGGAGAGTTTCAGGTTTTTGGGTAGGATATCCATTTCTCTCGCTAGATTTAGGATCAACTGCTTTTATATCCCATACTGAGTCAATAGTCTTACCATCCATTCTAAATAAAACATCACTACCACAAGGGTCTCGATGATTTTCTTTTTTGAATCTTCGTAAATATCCTAAGAATCTTGTATCTTGTGATGGGTAATTACTTCCCAGGATCTCATTATTTTCGTTGAAATAATCTTTCCATCTAGTGTAGTCAACAGTTTCACCTATAACACCATCCTTTAATAAATTGAAATTATAAACTTTTGATTTGACATAAAAAAGAATATAGTCATGTTTTCTAGGGAAGTATTCTTTTACTTGTCCTTGATATGTTTGATAGTGCCAAATTATTTCATTCCTAAAATTACTCTCTCCAAATATCTCATTCAGCATTAATCTTATATATATGTTAGTACGATAATCTACATGAACATAGATACTTCCTGTATCTTTTAATAACAAACTCATCAGATACAATCTCTCATAGATAAACTGTAAATAATCATCTAAAGTGAATTTATCTGTATAGGCGAAATTACCATCTTTAGTTTTAAAATCAAGCCCAGTAAGGTAAGGTGGATCAATATAGATAAGGTCTATCTTACCTTTATATTGCCCTAAGAGGCTAACCATAGCATCTAGGTTATTACCTTTGATGAGTAAACCCTTATTAGAAGGTGGGATTAGAGAATTAGACTTTATATCTTCTATTAATCTTAAATCTTTAGGAGATTCTAAATCAGGCACTACTTTATCTTTTATCTCAAATCTCATTTAAGTTCCTTTATCTGAAAATTAGAATCCAGCTTAATCATTCTATCTCTAATAGTCTTTATAGATTCATCTCCTATATCTACACCTATCCAGTTTCTATTTAACTTTTGAGCAACGGAGATTGTTGTCCCTGACCCACAAAAGAAATCAGCTACTAAATCCCCTTCGTTAGAAGAAGCTTTAATGATTCTTTCTAGAAGAGCTTCAGGTTTTTGAGTAGGGTAACCTAATCTTTCTTTATTGCTAGAACCACCTAATATTTTTATATCATCCCACCAGTCATTTAAAGGTGGTTTACCTCCACTAAATTCAATAGGTTGTAAATCAGATGGTAGCTTACCTGACTTTACTGCATTGTTGTATTTATCCCAATCAAATACTGTTGCCATCTTTTTAGATAGATTTACATTATATCCTTTCCTTTTACCACTCTCAAAAGTCTTTAAAGAACCCTCAGTAGGATTCCCATATTGAACATTAAAAGTATTATTCTCCGATTTTACATAGTAAAGAATATAATCATGTTTATTACAAAACCTTTTGATTTTTGAAGGCATCCCCCTGTAACACCATATAATCTCATTTCTAAAATTATTTTCCCCAAATATCTCATTTAAAATTAAGCGAAGATACATATTAGTCCGATAATCTACATGAACATAAATACTTCCAGTGTCTTTTAATAGCAGGTGCATTACATATATTCTCTCATAGATAAACTGTAAATAATCACCTAAAGTGAATTTATCTGTATAAGCGAAATTGCCTTCTTTAGTTTTAAAATCAAGTCCAGTAAGATAAGGTGGGTCTATGTAGATAAGGTCTATTTTCCCTTTGTATTGATCTAAGAGACTGACCATAGCATCGAGATTATTACCTTTAATAAGTAAACCTTTATTTGTGTTCTCTTTACTAGACTTTATATCCTCTATTAAATCTAATTCTTTAGGTGATTCTAAATCAGGTACTACTTTATCTTTTATTTCAAATCTCATTTAAGTTCCTTTATCTGAAAATTAGAATCTAGATTAACCATCCTATCCTTGATGGTTTTTATGGACTCTTCACCCATATCTACCCCTACCCAGTCCCTATTTAACTTCTGAGCTACAGCTAAAGTCGTACCTGATCCACAAAAGAAGTCTGCCACTAAATCACCTTCGTTAGAAGAAGCTTTAATGATTCTTTCTAGGAGAGCTTCAGGCTTTTGAGTGGGATAACCTAAAAGTTCGTTTTTTAACCTTCCCACAGGTGTTATATCAAACCACCAATCTTCTAATATCTTACCTTTATTTTCTAATTCATCTAAAGAGACATTACTGTTTGAAGTTTTAAACCCCAACCCACCTCTCCCATGTAAACCTGATTTATGTGGGATTCTTTGAATATTAAATTGTGTATATTTAGTCTTTGCATAAAAGAAAATAGAGTCATGTTTCCTAGAAAAATAGTCTTTAGTATTTGAGGGTCCTGAGTAACACCATATAATCTCATTCCTAAAATTACTCTCTCCTAGTATCTCATCTAGTATCAATCTTATATATGGACTTGTTCTATAATCTACATGAACATAAATGCTCCCTGTGTCTTTTAATAACAAGTGCATTACATATATTCTCTCATAAATAAACTGTAAATAGTCATCTAAAGTGAATTTGTCTGTATAAGCGAAATTACCATCTTTAGTTTTAAAATCAAGTCCAGTAAGATAAGGTGGATCAATATAAATAAGGTCTATTTTCCCTTTATACTCATTGAGTAGACTAACCATAACATCAAGGTTGTTGCCTTTAATAAGTAAACCTTTATTAGAAGGTGGTATTAGGGAATTAGACTTTATATCCTCTATTAATTCTAAATCTTTGGATGAATCAAGATTAGGAACTACTTTATCTTTTATCTCAAATCTCATTTAATTTCCTTTATCTGAAAATTAGAGTCAAATTTAATCATTCTATCCCTAATTGTCTTTATAGATTCATCCCCCATATCTACCCCTATCCAGTCCCTATTTAGTTTTTGAGCTACAGCTAAAGTCGTGCCGGATCCACAGAAAAAATCAGCTATTAAATCACCTTCATTAGAAGAAGCTTTGATAATTCTTTCCAATAAAGGTTCAGGCTTTTGAGTAGGATACCCGACCTTTTCTTTACTAAAACTATTTACTAAAATAGAATTTAGAATGTCCTCTTTATTACAATTCCATGTATCTTCAATAGCAAAACCATTACCTGTAGGAATACCTTCCCCTCTTCTAACATAAGTGGGGGGGTATGGTATATATTCTTTATTAAAAATATAGTTATCACTTTTAGTGTAGTATAAAATGTTGTCATGGTTTCTAACCCAGTTTTTTGCTACTGATTTATATCCAGAGACCCAACCAATTCTCCATATAATTTCTCTTTGAAAGTTCCCTGATCCAAATATCTCATCCATTATGATTTTAATATATGAACTTGTTCTATAAATACTTCCCGTATCTTTTAATAAAAAACTCATTAAATATAGTCTCTCATATATGAATTGTAAAAAACCATCTAAAGTGAATTTATCCGTATATGCAAAATTACCGTCTTTAGTTTTAAAGTCTAATCCTGTCATATAAGGTGGGTCTATATAAATAAGGTCTATTTTCCCTTTATACTGCCCTAAGAGACTGACCATAATATCGAGATTATTGCCTTTAATAAGTAAACCTTTATTAGTAGGCGGAATTAGACAGTTGGATTCAATATCTTCTATTAACTCAATCTCTTTAGGTGAATCAAGATTAGGATGTGCTTTATTGTCCCAAGTAAAGAGCATGAAATAGTCCTTGTTAATATTACTTTTATTGTATAGTATCTATGTTTTGTTTGCTAAAACTATACACATAAATGAGAGATAAGAATGACTCTTTTAAAAACATTTAATGACTATTTACTTTCCCCACAATACTCAAGCATCGACTCAAGAGATCATATTGACCTATCTTCACAATTAAAAGATAAACACACTTTACCTATTATCTCTTCCCCTATGACTACTGTCACAGAAACTGATATGGCTCTCGCTATGGAATCTAAAGGTGGTTTAGGTATTATTCATAGATATAACAGTATAACTGACCGTACCCATCTTTCTTTTAATGCTAATAAAGCCTGTGTTGCTTTTGGTTGTAATGAATTAGACAGTATAGATAAATTCATCCATGCAGGTATCACAACTTTTTGTTTAGATGTTGCACATGGTCATACTAAAATTGTAGGTGAGACCTTAAAAGAATTGAAAGCAAGACATAAAGAAATCTATGTGATTGCAGGTAATGTAGCTACACAAGACGGGTATGAGTTTTTAATTGATCATGGTGCAGATGCAGTTCGTGTAGGTATCGGTGGGGGGTCTATTTGTACTACAAGAATCCAAACAGGTCATGGTATTCCTACTTTAGCTAGTGTTTTTGATTGTGCTAAATCTACATATGGGAAACCTATTATTGCTGATGGAGGAATTAAGACCACAGGAGATATGGTGAAGTGTTTAGCTGCAGGTGCAGATTTTGTTATGTTAGGGTCATATTTAGCAGGTACAGATGAAGCACCAGGCAGAGTACATACAGATGAACATGGGAATAAGTATAAGAAGTATGTGGGTATGGCAAGTAAAGAAGCACAATCTCAATGGAGGGGTACGGTAAGATCAGTAGAAGGTGTAAGTCATCAAGTGAATTACAAAGGATCAGTGTTAGCTATATTAGATGAGATAGCTATTAACATTAAGAGTGGTTTAAGCTATAGTGGAGCTAGAAATATTAGAGAATTACAATTAACAGCTAAGTGGGTAGAGATTAGTAATCAGGCATATGCTGAGAGTCAAGCACATATCTTTAATGGTTAGAGAATTTCTAGTAATTGTCTTCTAAATTGAGGATTTTCAGAGGCTAGTTTAAAGGTTTGAGTGTATAAATTTGATAGAGCATCTTTAGCTTTACCGTACCATAAACTAAAAAATTCAGATGTGTTTTTAATAATAGGAGTAAAGAATTTAACAGTTTGAGACCAAGACCATTTAAGGAATCGGATAATGTCATTAACAATAACAATAGGAATAGCTTTAATAAAGACATCTTGTTTTCTGATAAATTGAGCTGAATCTTTAAGATCAAGTAGTATTAGAGACCCAACTACAAGAGCAATAACTTCTAGAATACCATGCCCAATTTTACCAAGAATAACAGCAATACTGCCAGTACCACCAAAAAACATAACAATAAAACTGACAACACTAATTTCTAGGATAGTTATAGCCAATTCAGCAGTATATAATTTAGAAACTTCTTTAATCTCAGCGACTGCATAATAGAATTTTTGATATCCAGAACCAAGAAAATCTGTAATTGTTTCGCCTAAGACATTCTCAATAGTATCTTTAAATTCTTCCATAGAAACATCAAGAGCTTGTACTATTTCTTCTGGAGTATCAGCTTTTGTTATTCTAGCAATAAAAGCCAAAGAATCTGAAGCACTCCCTGCACTCTTAGCTTTTTTACTAATAAGTTTTTCAAAATCATTTTTGGGTCTAGCTACAATTTTTTCCATTCTTCTAATCTTATTAGCAAGACCTGTTTCAACAATAATTTTTTGAAAAGATTCTAAAAATCCGGATGGAATAGTTTCTTTAAAAGACTTAGCGATTTTATTTGTAAGCTCTGAGAAGACTCCTATTTTTACTTCAGCTTGTTCTACAGGAGATAGACTTTCTAAAGCAACTTCAGCACCGCTTTCACTAGCGAGTCTCATGTTGTTTTGGGAAAGAGCTTTTAAGCAAGCTCTCTGAAGAGCTTGGCTATTATTAGTATTAGAAGCTAATTTATATAGCTTTTGTATAGTAGTTTTATTCATTTTAGAAAAACACTCGACTTCTAAGAGATTCTAACATTTCCATAGCTTCATAAGAAACTACAAATAGACCTGGTTCTTTACGATCAATAGAATTTAAAGCAACATTTAAAGCTGCAATGATCTTTGCACTATCCTCAAAGAAATACATAAGATTTTCACCAGCAACGATAATATTCTCATTAAGACTATTAGCAAGTTTTGTACAGCTAGTCTTAATTTGTCTTAAAGAAGGATCACTATAAATACGATTCGTAGAGACCATATCATATAAATTACTCATTCTTTTTAAGGATTGTTCTATTCGGCTACTATTAGCATTACCATAAGATGCAAATCTCTTTTGTCTTTTAGTGAGTTCATTATAGATAGCTAAGGCTTGTTCAGCTAGTTCTTCAAAACCATTACCAGCATACATTAATTTATCAAATCTCTTAATGTTTAACATAGCTAGTTTTAAGTGATCAGCTACTTTAATATCACCACTATCACCTCTTAATTTAAAATTCTCATCATAATTCATGACACTATCATATGTAGCACCAAAAAAAGCATAATAGCCTTTTAAAATGCTAGGACTTAGTTCTTTAACTAGACCTTCAGATAGCTTAATGATTTGAATTAAGGTAGGTAATAATGTAGGGTTATCTACTAAACCTGCATATCTTAACATCTTATTTTTCTCCTTGTTGTGCTTCTTCTAAAATTTCATCAAGCATAGATAAATCATTTAATGCTTCATTTAAATTGCCAACGACTTGCATCTTTATTTCTTGTTCAACTTTTTGAATTTCTATTAAAGAGCTAACAAGCATCATCAGATATGATCTAGAATCCGAAATTTTTTGAGAAAGTATTTTATTTTGCTGTGCATATCGGTACATTTAAAGTTCCTTTTTTTTCTTTAATACTGTTTCTTTATATAAAGATTTTATTAAAGAGACATGAAACTTATATGAGAGAATTAAATAACCCTTACCACCATATACCCTTTCCTCCAAGCATCTATTAAATTCTTCTCCACTACACTATGTCCATCCACTACAAAACAATCAGGACAATTCCTTAACTTAAAATCACATTTGCCATCCTCATATGCTAAACAAGTCTTACTATCCCCACATATACTCTCTACTTTTAATTTCTTTAAACACCCTTTAGGCTCTCTTAAACCACTCCTCATTAATGCACTTGCATCCCCCCTCATCGCCCTATCTAAATCTACCTCACTTACCACACCTATCAAATCCCCAAACTCTGTCCCCTCTAAAGTCTTATATTCCCCCCAACTGTCCTGATCATCTCTTTGTAATATTCTAGCTATCTTAGGATTACCATATGACTTATCTGTTATCGTTATAAAGATAAACCCATTTTCTCTGTACATCATAAGTATTTCTTCTTTCTCTCATCTAAACTATTAGCTAACTTCTCAACTGTATTCTCATCTATATACTCTACTAAATCTTCTAAGACTTCTTTATTTGTTGTCATTATATAACTCACTATCGGCTTAGGCTCTTCTTCTGCATCCCCTATAACTATTGCCCTATGATGTGGCAACATATGAGTTATATTTAGTATCTCCCCTAATTTTAACCATACATTAAATACTTGGGTCTCCGTTTCTAATTCAGACTCACCCTCATAATATGCCCCACATAACTGTGTTATCATCCACTGAAATACATCTTCATCCACAACATCTTCTCTTACTGGTGGAATACCATCATCATCTTCTTCTCTCATGTTATACTCTCTAATTTAGAAAATAAATTTTTCCATTTACTGATATCATTCTTATTATTTACCATTATTATATCATAAACCTCCCAAAATTTTAACACTACTTCTAATTCTACATTCCTATCTCTTGTAATAGACTTTAAACGATTACTTACCCTCTTCTCCCAGTCTATATCTTCTTCTATATCATAAGGTTTATCATCCACCTTCTTCTCTTCATATTCTTTCCATGCTGATAAATTATATTTCTTCTCCAGCACCCTACAAGCATCCCCATATTCCAACCCTTCTTTTTCCATCGTTGTTGAAATTACATCCCTTACCTTACCACAAGCAAAACAATACCATGTCTTTGTATTATGGTAATATCTAGCACTAGGCTTGGTTTCTATCCCACTACCATGTAAATCACATTTAAACTGCTGATCTGAACCGTTTAAATATACATCATAACCGTAATCTCTTAATAACCTATCTAAAGGCACATTCTCTTTTAATCTGTCTGATCTTAAACTCATAGTAGTATCTCCTTACTACTATATTATATTATTATAATACATCACTCAACGGATCATCTGCTAATTGATTGCCCGTACTCCTATTTACACTAATGATAGGCAAACTACTTGGACTATAAATCTTACCTGTGGGAAATGCTACATTCGATTGAAATGTAGGAAATGGTGCTTGATCTCTACTCTTTAAACACTGATACTGAATACAATTCTGGGCTCTCATATCATCACCAAACCAATTCGCTATTACAACATCTGCTGATCTCTCAGCTTCATTTGCATACGACAAGTGAGTTAAGTTATATTGACCCTTATTCTTTAAAGCGTGCTGATAACCTTCACGATTTATCTGAAATAAACACAACACAGGTATCCCTTGACCACGATTAAAGTTCATTGCTAATCTCTTTAAATCTCTAATCACTTCATTCAACTTTTCTGTGGTTGAACTATATCTATTACGACTAGATAACAATAAAGCATGGTCTACTACTATTAAATCAATCTTCTCTTTCTGTGCATAAATCTCAGCTTTAGCTTTTAAATCTTCTACTGTAAAATCAAAGCTATCCGGATTATCCCCCTCAAAGTGAATTGCCCCATATGTACCTTTATTCCTACCTAACTCTAAATCAGGTAATACATAATCAAAATAGAATGTATATTCCTCAGGACTTAAACACCCATTTCTCAATTTAACAGGATCAATACCAAAATCTACAGGACTTGAAGCATCTTGTAAACCTAATGCTATTCTTTGAGCCCGAAATTTAGGGTGCATAGAATGAATTGTATGAATTGCTCTACGGCATTGATCATAGTGCATTTCTAAACTGAAATATAAAGTACTTGTATTCACTACACTCATAACAGCTTGGTTATATACAAAGTTAATAGCACTCTTAGATTTCATATGACCTGTAAATCCTGCTAGGATATACAATTCTTTCTTCCTAAATCCACCTAAAGCATCATCAATAGGTTTAAGACCACTAATAGGTAATATCTCTCTACCACTAGCTTGTGCTTTTGTATATTGATCCTTTAAATCCCCAATATCAGTCATAGCTTCACCACCGATACGAGAACCAAAAGTAGGGGTTAAAATATCAACTAGGTTATTTGATAAATAACGACTAGCATCACGAGGTCCTTTAAGGATTCTCTTTTTACCTTGTTCTTTTACCTCAACACCTGAACGAACGATGTCTTTTGCTTCATTCATTACTTGGAGTAATCTTTTTACTCTTACTGATTCTACTTGTAATTCAAGTTCAGATACAAAGTCCCCTTTATAAATAGGATTTACAGCTGTTAAGACTCTTACTCTATCAGCTACTTCAATCTCCGTTTGGGATTCAAAATGCTTAACAAGTGTATCTTGATCTGGTAAATGCCCATGATTTGCCATAAATGTTTTAACATAATCCCAAATTTTGCTATCTTCGGAACTGTCAAAAGCATAAATGCTATCTCTCAATACACTATAATTGACCAACATTTGATTAGGGTCATCCCCAACTCTTGTGTCTGGTATAACACTTCTTAAAATTCTCATAACTGTGCTTTCTTAAAATCTAAACTTAAATTAGGTTTCTTTTTAGTTTGTGCAGTTGCAAAGGAATCAGCACCATTTACATTATAGATTTTCCACCCATTTAAGGTATCTTCTAATGCACTAGACCATGCTAAATGACCCTCTTGTAAAGGCTTATTAGGTTCTTCTACTATCCATGTAGCTTTATTTAAATGCTGTCTTAATTCAATCGTTTCAATTAAAACCTCACTTGTAGCTGAATTTCTAGCCCTCTTTACACCTAATCTCACAATTAACAAGTCAGGTGCTTCAGCTAAATCTTCTAATCCCCTTACATTAATATCTCTAATAAGATCAGGGTCTACTTTATTATCATCACTGACATTAGATAACCATGCACTAATTAGGGTAGCATCAGATACTACTCGAATATTAAGAGTGGGGTTTCTCTCACTTAGAATAGCTGTTCTTAAATGAATAGCTAATTCTGTTTGACTTGCTATTAATCTAAGGTTTTCTTTCATCTTACCTATCATAGGACTTTTACGGTCTACAGGTACAGATGATAGGTCTTTCCATGCTTTTTCACATTGTAGTTTTAAAGCTTCTTTTAACATACAAATACAAGGAACAGTCACAGGACTTCCCATATATACTTCTTCTGTTAAAGTAAACCCATATCCTTTACACTTAGGACAATTTTTATCTGCCATTTTCTTTAGCATCCTCTACTAGATCATTAAAGATGTCTTTAAGTTCATTATCAGAAACACCTATTATCTTATCGGATTCTTCATCATTTTTGAGCCTTTTTCCTAAAACATTTTCTATTAAATCCATTTTATTATGTAAGGCTTTCATAACACGATCATCTACTGTCTTAGGACATACTAAATGATAACAATATACACGATCATGAATACTACCGATACGGATCATTCTACCTATAATCTGTAAATAATCACCTGCACTCCAGGGACTATCATAAAAGATTGTTGCTTTAGCTAACTGTAAATTAACACCTTCAGCTGCAGCCATTGTAATCAACACCACTCTTACATCAGATTTTTCATCTTGAAATGACTCTTGAGATTTCTTTCTCTCATCATCTTTTTCCCCACCTGTAATTCTAACACACTTAATACCTTTAGCAGTAAGTTCCCTATCTAAGATATCAATCATCTTTCTAAAACGAGAGAAGATAATAACCTTTTCACCATCAAGTTCTTCTTCGAGAAGTTCCATAAGAATTTCTAATTTACCACTATCACCTTTAACATCTACAAGTTCAGGATGGTTTACAATTTGTTGGCAATACATAACAGCAGTAAGTTTAGTAACTTCTTTTTCTGTCATTTCACCTGTTGTAGGGTCATACTTTTCTAAGATACCACTTAAAGCTTCTTTATACTTAGAGATTTGAACATCAGATAAAGGAGCTTCAATTCTTTTAGTAGTTAAAGGAGGTAATTCTTGGGCAACTTCATGTTTAGGTCTACCAATAAAATAGGGGTCAATTTTAATTCTGAAAGCTTCAATATCAGATTTTCTATGACCTACAACGAATTTAATTCTTTTTCTACCGATTTGTTTATCTACACAGATACAGTAATTAGACATAAAGACATTTTTACTAGGCATAAGACCTGGTACGGTGACTCTATAAATTGCCCATGCTTCCATAAGTCTATTTTTAATAATAGTAGCAGACAAAGACCATACTTTTTGAGCAGCACCTGAGAGGTGGGCACAGACTTGGTGAACTTGGGTAGTTTCATTTTTAAAGGCTGTTGCTTCATCAAAGATTTGAACATGATCTTTTAAATTTTGTAGTGTTTCAAAATCCATACAAGCAGTTCTATAACCCATAATAAGAACTTTAAGACCTGTATGGGCGAAGTAGTCATCATAGACCTTTTGTCTTTTCTTTTTATCACCACTTACAACAAAGCATTTAACACCATTAGTGAATTTATCAAATTCAGATGCCCATTGGTTTAATGCTGATTTAGTAGTCATAATGACAGCTGATGTTTCGGGGTATTTATCCCATAGGTAGCTGAGGGCAGAAATTGCTTGTAAAGTGTTATGACTTGTAATTCCATTACCTACAAAAGAATGTTCTGGGTGATCAACTTCTATATCAAACACTTCTTTTTCATCATGTGAAATAGAAACAATAGGATCATAGAAATAGTGATTATCAATCAAAGAATTTACATCATTACTTTCTAGGTCTAAAGAAAGATAAATCTCTTTTAACTTTTTTAAGAAATCGAAAGTAGGGTTTCTTCTATTTTGTCGAATATGACCAAAAGTATTATAAAAAGCAGTTCCGTATTTAGTAGATATACCTTGTCCTTTAAACCCATGTAAACCAACTTCGGAATAAATCTTGGTTCTAATTTCTTCGATATATCCCTTAGAGAATGGAATGACATCAAAATTTGCATTCTTAGGAGTGTTTCTAAATCTCTCTATTTCATTAATCTTTCTTTTTGAAACAAGACCTATGGAATCAAGGAAGAGAATGGCATTTTGACCATGTAAACCTAAATCCCAATAATCATTGGGATTATCTTTAACCTTTTTAATCTTTCTAATAGAAACAATCCCAAAAGAAAGTAAAGCTACCTGTATTTGTTTAAGCATTTTTTCAGAAGCCGATGAAACATGAATAGATCCATTTTTTACATAGGATTCACTATCTATGAAAGTTCTTAGGAAAGAAGCTAAAATTTGTTTTTTTGACTCTAGAACACAACTAGGAATCTCTTTGTCTTTAGATAGGCAACGAGGAATACCTAAAGATAATAAGAAACGATAAATATAGACACTAGAGATAGTATAGCCCCCATTAATATATCGAATAGGATATTCAAATAAAAAGTGAATTAGATATTCTAAATGTTCACACACTTCGGGATTTAATTTTTTGTCTTGAGTGATACAAAAAAATTTCTCCTCAGTATGATTAAACCACCCTTCAGCTAAAAGGTATCCTAAGAACATAGCTAGTTCAGAATTTAAAGAACTAGGTGTTTTATATACTTTTTTATTGGGGTGTCCTTCTCCAGTATAAGAGATGTCAGTTTCTTTCCCAAAATCTTTGATAGAACGGTCAAGGCAAACAAAATCCCCCTCTTTAAGATCGGAAAGTTTAACCCAATCTTCTTTACCATCGGATTGACGGACTAACACGGGATGAACTTGAGAACCTTCAATTTCATATCCTAAACGAGTTTTAATTTTGATAGTAGGTTTAACACCACCATAGTAAAAACTTTTAATAGGTCTCTCTTCACCCCTAACGATAACATTCACAGGTTCGGATAAAGATGCAAAGGTATCTTGAATTTCAACTCCGGGGTTTAGACTTGAAATAGGTACTAATCCCTTATCAGTATTTACAAGAGTATCTCCGACAACACACTTGCCAAGTCCCGTATCATCGCCGAGAACGAATCTAGGCATGGCTAAAAGGTGCATAATACCTTGAACTTGATAGTTTCTTAGTGTTAAGGGTCTACCGTTGGGCATAGTAGTTCTTAGAATTTTACTTGGGGGAGCTTTTAATTCTGTTCTTACTCGAATCTCTTTTAGCTTTGCTATTGTCTGTTGTAGCTTAGGGTCGTCTAAATAACTCATAACCTGTCCTTAATTTAATATAGATGATACAAACACAGTTTCAAAAAGAAGGTGTAGTGAGATTATCTTATATGATTTAGTTTAAAAATGGTATCTAAAAGATTAGAATAATTTACAGCACAGGGTATTGATGATTTCCGAATAATTTCTATAAACTGCTGGTATTGTAAAATATTACCTTCGACCATAGCTATAATCTTATTATATAAGACCTTAGACCAAGCAGTATTAAGCCATAATATAAAATCTGTAATTTCTTTAGTGGCAAGATAGTCTTCAAAATCTGTAATATCTTGTATCTTACTAGGCATATCCTCTGCATAGTGTAAAGAGATAGCAGAGACATTACGATATAAAGAAATCTTATCCCTATAAATAAAAGGGTATTCCTTTATATAGAATTTCCTCATACCATGTTGCATAGTTCTAGGACTATTAAGTTCAGTAAAGCTATCTTCAAGTTTATGAAGAGCCATTTTAGTGGCAATATCTAGAACTCGATGAATGTCTTGGATATCAATCATTTTTCTAATAGCCTTTTAAGGTTTTTAATTTCTTTTTCATATTTAGATTGAACCCCATTAACTATTTCTTTAACCCTATCTACATCAGTACTATTAATAGCATCAGTAAATTTACCTTTATTAAGGTAAGCTAGGACAACACTATCATTCATAGGGTCGAGAGCATGGATTTCATTTTTTAGGTCAATAGAGATAAGTTTACAAACTAAGTCATTTTTAGCTAATCTTAATTTATTACCATTGGAATTAAGTTCGATAGCAGTAGTAACAAATTTAATAGTATTAGGTTTAGTAGCTAGGGATAATGCTTTTTTAAAATTTTTAGAGATAAGTGCATCTACGATAGCTGTTCCTGAGATATGGTCTGATTTTTCAATATCTTCATAGATATTAAGTAGAAAACTAATATTACTTTCATCTTCGAGAGATGTATCGGCATTTCTAGTAGGTAGGGTATGAGTGGAATAGCCACCCCAAGATTTTTCAGAACTGTTCATAATAGGACTCCTTTATATATATATTTTGATAAAGTATCTATAAATGATATAACTGTATAGGAGTCTTTTTTAATATAGGAGCAAAATAAAATGCCTAGTTTAGATCATAACCCAAAAGCCGATAATAAAATGAGAGCTGCTGGGTCATCAGAGATATATAAGTATGGTATGTCCCCTGATTCTCGTGCTGTTATAAGTCAAAAGATTAGACTTTTGACCCCCAGTTATGGTGGTCAAGCAGGTTCTAGATACCAACTTGGAGTAGTCAGTTCTTTTTCTTATAGTGGTGGTTCTAGAAGTACCGAAATTGTTAGAGGCATCGGTTTTGGGGATATTATTGCTGATCGTGTACCTGGAGTTACAGAACCTTTTACTGGAACTATTACCAGAACTTTGTTATATCTAAGCAATTTGTTTCAAGCATTAGGATTTGCAGGTGGTGTAGATGGACCTGTTCGTTCAGCTGCACATACTCGCTGGCCCTTTGATATGGAAGAACAAATGGTATTTACATTTATGGCTGACGACCAAGTTAGTCATGGTAGTTTCAATAACCCTGCTTTAGTAGAGATTGATTTTTCCGGTCAAGGTGTTACTAGTGTTGAAAAGAAAGCTGACGGGACCGTTTATCCACAAAAACATAAAGCATTAATCACTTTCTTTGAAGGATGCTGGCTAACAGGTGTTGAGCCTGTGGCTAGAGAAGCTGAAGGCAGTAAAATGGAAGAAAGTGCAAATGTAGATATTACTGATGTTCACGATTTATTCACTACCTATGGCGAATTCTTAGCAACAGGTGGGGTAAATAATAGTGTAAGAACTAAAAGTGCATCTATAGGTGCCAGAGTAGACTTGAAAACAGTCGGTGTTACTAATGGAGTAACTAACCCAGCCCAATAACAATATAGGGTGACGACCCTTTTAACAAACGGAGATTATGTATATGTCTATATCATTAAATCAATTAAAATCAGCTATGAATAAAATCACACAAGCTGGTTACCTCGAAAGAAAAGTCACCTTAGGTGAAAATACTCTCATTATTAGAACTTTGACTCCTAGAGAAGAATCAGAACTCCAAAAAATCATATCCGATTTATCAAGAGATGAAAATATGACTACTCTAGAATTTGTAGACCTAGTCCGTAAAGAAACTTTAAGTCGTGCTATCGTTCAAATTGACGACCTCGATATGAGAAATGTTGATATGATTGAAACGGATGAAGTCTTAGCTAATGGGGTTAAAGTTAAAGTATCTAGACAACAAGCTATTTCTGAAATGATTGAATTTCTACCTAGACTCCTTTTAAGTAAAGTCTTTGAAGAAATGAGTCGTTTAACAGAAGAAGTTGAAGAACGAACTAATAAACTATTAAAAATAGATGTCGTAGATATAGATGCTGAAATTGAAAACCTTGAAAAAAGAATTAAACAACTTGAATTTCAAAAAGAAACAAGAAAACTCGACCAAGCTACCGTAAAAAATACATCTAATGCCCTCTCTATTACTGGAGATGAAACATTAGCTGAACAATTAAAGAAGGTAGATTCATCGGTATGAGTATATGTCTGATTGTTTTAAAGATATAAGAGATATTATAGAAAAAGGATTTATTATTGAATCCTTTAAAATAAATGAAGTCCATATTAAAATTAAGAATCCTAACCTTCAACTTATTGAATGGTCTGAGGAATTTTCATCTCAAAATATAGAAAGAAGTATAGCTTTATTATCTAAACTTATTATTTCTATATCAGGTAGAGATACTAAAGATTTTTTCTATGAGATATTTGAAAGTCTTATGGACTCTCAAATATTCTCTATTTTGACTAAAATGTATATGTATGCGTACCGTCTCATGGGTCGAGCTATCGATGCTAATAAATACCTTGAAGCTTATTGTTATACAGAAGAATCAAGATATTTATGGAGAGCATGGAAAGCAAGAAGTCTTTTTACGACACATAGACTAGAAGACTTGAATAACATTCAAATATCCTGGGTTATATGGAATGAAGCTGAGGATGAAAGAATAGAATCAGATAGAGATTGGGAAAAAGCATTTTTTGTAGCATCAGCAACAAACCCTAAAGGTGTTGAAAGTGTTCAAAAGAAATGGAAAAATAAAGATAATCAAGAGTTTGAAAGAAGAGAAGATTTAATAGAACAGGCAGTTAAAGGTCTTTTAGAGGAAACTAATAATGAAGTAAAAAGAAAAACTAGGAAGAAAAGACATAAAACTATGGAAGATTTAGAGGAAGAAATGAGAAAATGGGTAGCTGGTGAGGAGGATGATCACGATATCATCGTAAGAACATATAAGGAAGAAATACAAAGTCATATTGATGATTTAGTTCAACAAGCTGAGGAAATGAAAAAAAGGGGAAGACAAAAGAGAGCTGAGTTAGATAGTGCTATTACAGGTATTAGTTTAGTAGGTTTAACTGAGGAACAGATAAAGAGTAAAGTTAAACCTGGTATAGCAGCTCCTGATGTTAATGATGTCAATAGAAATATTATAGGCAATATCATAATGAAACCAACACAAGGTAATTTATCCATTGATGGTGATAAGGTTATAACTAATCAACCTTCTTTAATGGATAAAATAGCACAAAGAAAACCTACTATGGAGTAAGATAAAATGGCAAAATCTAAATTTGGTGGATTTGGGGGTTCTTCTTCAGATACTAAATCCTATGTAAAGTCATTAGCTGATGTTTCAGCAGCCGTTAAATATTTATCTGACAATGTAGCTGGTTTATCTGATGAACAACAAAAACAGCTTAAAATCATTAAACAGTCAAATGATGCTAATAATAAATTATCTCAAATAATAGCAGACCAAGCACAGCCTGCTTATAGTGATTTTGCTAAACAAATAAAAGAATTAGAGAAAATACAAAAAAGTTATAATGAGAAAATGAAGGTTCAAGGCAAAGAAATGATGGAACAGATTTCTTTGACCCAGGCATATGAAACTAAACTTAAAGCTTTAAATGAAAAAAAGAAAAAATTACAGCAAGATTATACAACGGCTGTTGATGATAATACAAAAGCACAAATTAGTGCCCAGCAAACAGCAACAGCTAACGAATTAGCTAAAATAGAAGCAGCTTTAAAGTTACAAGAAGAAGCAACTAAACAAAAAATACAAAAATATGATGAGGAAGTTAGAAAATTTGAAGAAGCTGAGGGTGCAAAAAGAAAAGCATTAACTGAAACAGTAGAAGAAGGTAAAAAAGCATATGATTCTTTAATGCAGAAAGCCGATGAATCTTTTAAAAAACCTATGAAAGGGATGGGAGATTTTGCTGATAGAACTAAAGTAGCTTTAGAAGGGATTCAAGGTCAAATAGATACTTTCGCTAAAATGGGATCTCTCGGAGATATTTCTCGTTTTGGTATCGGATTTGGAGAGTCTTTACAGACTGCGGGTGCTAATATGAAAGCTATGGGTGGGGTAATGGGTAAAATGGGGGGTGGGATAGCTGCTTTAGGTGGAGCTTTATCTAAAGCATTAGGTCCTATTGGTATTATTATAAGTATTGCCGAAACCTTTATGCAAGCTGAAAAAGATCAGAAAGATTTTAATAAAGCTATTTTAGAGGGTGGTGGTGCTTTAGATTTTATGGCAAAAGAAAGTGATAATTTACATGAAAATTTAAATTCACTTAGAAAAGGGATGCTGGATTATACAAATCTAACTAGACTAGGTATGTCACCAGAAGAAATGAGGTCTACCCTTAATAGCTTACAAGAGTCTAATCTTACTTTAAAGAAAATGGCCCCTAATGCTTCTAATATTAAACAACAATTTGAAGGAGCTAAAACTTTAATTGGGGAAATGAAAACAGTATCTACTGTTTTTGGTGTAGGGATTGAAGAGGTTACAAGTCATGTAGTAAGCTTAAATATGAATTTAGGTAAAACTCTTGATGAAGCTGAAGAACTTAAGAATATTAAAAGTTCTTTTGATCAGATTAGAGATGCCGCTAGTCAAGCTGGTTATAGTAATAAAAAATTCTTTAGTACTATTATTAGTGTGACAAATGAAGTAGGGAGCATGAATGGTCGTGTTGCTGAAGCTGGTTCTTTATTTGTTAGACTTAGAAAGTTAATCGGTAAAAAAGGTGAAGAGGTTTTTGAATCAGTTAAAGAAGGATATAAAGGTAAATCTGTACAAGAAAAAGTCACTGATGTTTATAAGGTAGGTGGAAAAAAAACTAAGCAAATTCTCCAAAGAGAAGCTGTTTTAAAAGGACAAGCCTTATTCGGTGCAGTAGATAAAGACACAGGTGGAGAACTTAGTAAAGGTGTGTATGGAGGAAAACAGCTAGGAGAACTTGAAAAGATTCTAGGTCCTGACTTAGTAAAAGGATTACGAGAAGGTAATGAAGAAGCTATAAAAAAGATTTCTCAGATGGATGCAGGAAAAAAAGCTGACATCTTAAGAACAATACAATCAACTGAAGGTCTAGGTGCTGATGTAGCTAACACAATACAAGACTTTATGACATTATCTAGAGGTGTCGCTGGCAATATGGGTGCTACTATCAACGCACTTGAAAAAATGGGTATGGGAGGTAATTTAGCTATGATGGTCAACAAATTAAATTTTGTTGGTCTCTCAGCAGATAAATTATCTGAGACTACACTTGAAAATGTAGCTACACAAGAATTATTGAGTCAGACATTTGGGGAAAATAAAGAAGCAGTAACACAACTTCTGTCTCGTGGTATAGGAGAATATAAAAACTATAGTGCATTAGTTGACCAATATAACAAGGAGACAGATGAAAAGAAGAAAAAAGAAATTGAAGAAAAATTAAATAAAGAAGGTCTAGGGATTAAAGAGGGTAAACTTATTGCTAAAGGTAGTGGCAAAGAAATTAAAGATTTTAGTAGTTTCATACAAGCCTTACCCGAAAGATTTAAACCTTTAGAAGATATGGCGACATCTGCCAAATCACAAGAAGAGCTATTACAAGAAAGTATTGATGCAACAGTTGCATCTAGTGATGCTATTGGTGCTATTTTGAAAGAGAAATTAGACTTTCTAGGAAATCTTACATCTGGAATATTTTCTTGGATTACAGGAGATGATGATAAAAAGAAAAAACAGAAAATTCAAGACCAAGAAAAGTTATCTGAAGAATTAAGAAGCAAAGAATCAGCTCTTTCTAAAAATAAAGAGTATCGGGCAGATGTATTAAAACAATATAGAGCAGAAACAGACCCTACTAAAAAAAAGGCTTTGAAAGATAAAATAGATGATATAGATAAAGAACTAAAAAAAGATCAAAAAAGCATAGAATTAGATAAAGCTACATCTAAACAACTCAGTAAGTATGCCGTTAAAGATAGAGGGACAGCTGAAAATATGGCTAGATATGAACTAGCTAAACAAGTTTATGATCGTGCAGGCGGAGATCAGGATAAAGAAAAAGCTTTGGCAGCCGTAGATGCTGAATTTGAAGGTGGTTGGGCAAGAAAAGAATTAGAAGCTCGTGAGAAGTTAAGAAATAGTAAGGATGAGAAGGATCAAAAGAAATTAAGAGAAATTGAAACAGGAAGTGAGGATAGTGGAGGGTCTGCTTTTGAAATTGAGTCTGCCAAAAAGGAGGATGAATTATATGAAAAGTATGTTGACTCTCTAGATACAAGTGGCTCTTACATAATAACTCCGTATCAGCAAGAGACACTGAAGAATCTCGATGATTTTAGAGCTGAGAAAAAAAAGTATACTTTTAAAGTAGGTGACAGTGGTGGGAATATAGGTGCGATGAAAGCTGCAGATGAGCAAGCAAAAAAAGACGAACAAGCTAAACTTGAACAAGAGGAATTAAATAATAAATTACTTGAGGAAGAAAGAAAATTACAATATGACATTGCAAATGATACAAAGCTTATGGAAAAAGAAGCAACTATAAAATTTGAAGCCGAATATAAAGGAGAAAAGAAATATAAACAAGAGAAAAAGAAAGAATACATAGATCAATATAAAGAAGCTAACTTAGAATTATATAAAACAAAAGAAACACAAGAAACTGAAAAACAAGCAAAAGATATACAAGAGCTATATCTGAAACAAAAAAAAAGCTATACTCTAGAGCAAATTAAAGCAGCTATCGAAAAGAAAAAAGCAGCAGAAATTATGGGAGGAGAAGATGCTGTAAAAACGATAGAACAACATATAAAACCAGCACAAGACCTTATTATCTCTGATAAAGGTGCTTTCAGACTTAACAGTAAAGATGATATCCTTGCTATGAAACCAGGCGGTGCTGTAGAAGAATATGTTAAATCCACAGGAGGTGGTATGGGTAAAGGTGGTAATGTTACTATTAACATTAACGGTGGCGATGAAGCTAGAGTCTTTGAAGTTGTTAAAAAAGCTATGAAATCTGCCGGTGTCGTTACTCAAGGAGGATTATAATTATGTCTTATATACAACCCGTTATCTATTCCCCTAATGAAAACCCTAAAGGTATTAAACCCGTTGTCTTCGACATCATAGCTCCAGATGGTCAAACATCTCTACTATCCGATGGTCAAAATGATTATCGTATGATACTCCATGCTAATATGAATGATATTAGTATTTCCTATGATAAATCAATAGAACGAACTCAAACTATGGGAGGATGGATTGAAACCCATTGGTCAGATAAACCTGTTACCATTACCCTAGCTATCGCCACAGGTGGATTTATCCATAAGGATAGAGGTCTTGTTGCTACTTCAGGACCTGTGCCTAAAGTCGGTGGTATAGATCAAGGTCATACTAGACGAGATACCATAGGCTACCAACAATACCTAGACTTACTAGCCCTATTCCATAATAACGGTGCTTTCTATGATCGTAAAGGTGAAATTGTTGTTCATGGTCGTATTAAAATGTCTTTTGATGGCGGTGTGTGGTTCGGTTGGTTTCAAAACTTTTCAGTAGCTGATACTGCTGATGCCCCCCATCTCTTTAAATGCTCTCTCGGCTTCCAAGTCGAAAGAGAAGTTCATGGGATAAGAACACAAGGATTATAATTTATGGCTACTACTCCAGACTATTTACAAACTAGACCCTTTGTCGAATTACCCACAGGTGAACTCTTTGTATTATATCCTGATGATGACATTGGTACTTACCCTATTGATACTACAAACCCTTTATTAAGAGGATATGCCCCATTTGTCTTATATATTGAACCACCTAACATCATTCAACCTCTAAGTAAAAAGGACACTGTGCTAGATAGGGAGGGTGTTAATAAAAGCCAACCTTTCTCTTCCCCTCTTAGAAATAGGTCTTACTTAAAGACAAACCCTAATTCTTTAAGTGGTGCTACTCTCAGTAGTATTGCAGGACCTCCTACATCTGTCAGAACAGAAGCTGACAGAGATCAAACACTCCCATCTTATTTAAATGACAGACTTGTAGCTTTAGATATTCTTGACCAATACAAACAATTAAAAGATTTACCTGTCATTACTTTTCTCATAAACCCTCAAAGCATGAATATCTCTTATACTAAAATCCAAGCATACCAAGACCAAACTAGAATGGGTTATATTTTTCAAGCATGGGGTGAAGATATTCCTACCTTAGAATTATCTTGTAAAGTCGGTAGTTATCTATCTGGACATACAGATCCTGGTAAAGCTAGAGGTTTACACCATACAAGTAGAAGAGATAGTGCGGCTTATAGACAACTTATGAATATTCTTGCCCTATTTAAAAATGGTGCTACTATTAGAGATAGGTTAGGCAGAACTGAAATGATCCATCAAGTAGGATACCATGTTATAGAATATGATGGTGTTCGATATACAGGACATATTAAATCTTTTAATTGGGGTATATCACAAGAACTCTCACATGGGGGACTGGATTTTAACATGGGTTTTGAAATACTCCAAATGGATTATTTTGAAACTAGGGATGTAACAAATGTAGTTAATGCTCAAAATGCCCGTTCTTTCCTCAACCAAGAATCAGGTTTTAATCAATTAGTTGCAAGTGGCTCTACCTCACTAGTAAATAGTGGGCTACTAACTAAACTAGGAGTTAGCTAAATGACTATCAGTATTAAAGGTGGTACAAGTGCTACTACCACAGGTAAAATACTCGATAGACCTTATGTAGGTCTATGGAAACCTAACTTCAGAAAAACTCTTTCTTATGCCCCAGATGCTCTTGTTTATATAAATGGGGATACATCACTTGTAGGTTGTAAAGATTGTAACAACAGAATAGACTTTCAACCATATATCACTCAAGTTTCATGTGGTGCAGGTGTTGAGGCTAGTAGTGGTGATGCTAATATCAGTTTCTCTATTCCTAAACATCATGGCGACAGTATCTTTAAAGATGGTGCTTTTCTTATCACACCAGGTCTTGAAGTGAATATTTATATTCGTGGTGTATTTGATGTTAAAGATTTAAACAATGATGAGATAGTAGAATATACTGACGAGAAATATAACCTTAAAGACCTTAAAATGAAACCTTACTACCCTGTATTTCATGGTGTAGTAACAAGTATATCCTATGCTTATGGTGGTGGTTTTTATAGTGGGTCATTCTCTTGTAATAATTTGTTATATTTTTGGCAGTATCAGTCTATTACGACTAATGGAGCAGCCTTTGGAGCTAAACCTAGTGAGTCTGCTGGTTCTGTTCAAATGACAGGACATAAATTTACAGGTATGACTCCACACCAAATTATTTACAGCCTATTTAGAGATACAGGTGGCTCTGCACAAGGTGTTATTGGGGGTATTAACAAGAAATCTAATGTAAATGCTCGTGTAGGCAAACAAGATGCTTACAGTTTAAGTCTTAGATACTGGGAACGAAGATTCTCTCAAGGTATGTATGGTTTAAGGATGCATGGTGCTTCAGGTCGTTTATTTTCTAGTCTTGAACAAGTTTATTATGGAAATACAAATGGCAGAGAAACAAATAAAGTAGCATCTGCAAATACTGGAGTTAAAAACAAAAAACAATCTAAGACAAAAACACCTAATCCTTTAGGTAATAATGAAGCTTTTCTTAGAAGAGCAAACATCATAAAAGTAGATGGGGATGGTACAAGTTCTCGTATATTTTCAAGAGGAGTTGATATTCAAATAGCAACTCAAAGTGAAAGTGGCACATCCCAAACCACTGCTGATATGCAAGCATATATCCTAGATATAGGTAATTTAGCTAATATAAATATGTGGGAAGCTTCTTATGAAACTAAACAACAAATAGCGACTACCGTTGCTGATAAAGTTAATTTTGAATTTTATCAAGATGTAGATGGGGACTTAGTCTTTAAACCACCTCTATATAATCTTAACACTAAAGCTAGTCGTGTTTATGTGCTTAAACCGGAAGACATAGTAAGTATGAATTTTTCTGTTAAAGAACCTCAATATACTTATGCTGTTGTTAAAGGCACTTTAACAAAAAATTTAAATGGTGTTTTAGATGATGACTTTATTACACCTAAATCTACTTATATTGATTATAGGCTCGTAGCTAAATATGGGTGGAGACCTTTAGAAATAGACAGTAATGTGCATACCAATACAACATCAGCTTTCTATTATGCTGCAGCTGAACTTGATCGACAAAACCAAGAAGCTGAAACTGCTTCTGTTACAATTACCCTTAGACCTGAATTAAAGCCTGGTTATCCTGTATATATAGAACATATAGATTGTTTTTATTATGTAACATCTGTAAGTCATGATTTTACATATGGGTCTTCTTGTAGTACTACTATTGAAATTAAAGCTAGAAGAAAACGATTTATGCCACCTGGTGATATAAATGTTTCATATAAAGATTCACCTGAAAAGGCTGTTGATCTTATTAATACCAATAAGGGAGCTAAATACCTCAAAAAGAAAGAAAAAACAGTAAGTACCTCAGGTATAGAAGGAGAAGAAATTATTAAAGTTACAGGCTTCCCTAATGTTGTTATGGGTATTGATATGACTCGTATCGATCCTAATTTCTTTTTTATGGGGACTGAGACTCTTGAAATAGAAAAACCCTATTTTAAGCAAATGATTATTGCTGAGGCTATAAGTTTAGGGGTTTTACAATTAGATGAAAATAGTTCTAGCGACCCTTTTAGTGCTAAGGCTAAGTTTGTAGTCTTTGATGTTGTAGAAAATGGAAGACCTAAACAAATAGGTACTATATCAGCTAATGATATAACAAGTGGACAAAAGAGCATCGGAGATATTATTCCTCAGTATCAAAAATCCTTAGATAAGATAGCTGGAAGTAAATTAAAACCGGAACAAAAAGCTGAAAACAGAGAAGCCGCCGAGTTAAAAAGAGACAAAGCTTTTAATGACTTAACAAATGTAGATGGAAATACAAATAATGGAGGACAGCAAGAAAATGTTACTTTTATATATAGTGAAGAATATGAAAAAACTCTTTTAAACCCTGAAGATGGTACAAAGCCATCCCTAACCTTATTAGATTTAATTAACATTATGAGGGTAAATAAACAAAGAGCGAATGAAGTATCTTCAGGAATGGGGAGTACTGCTAATATCTTAGAATTACTTTCTAACAAGAAAAATGCTTTCTCCCCCCATGTGCCAGGCTACTTTAGGTATTTTAGTTGTTCTCATCCAGATCCTAAAATGCAAGGTGCTACTGAAATTGATTTTATTGAAGATAGTGGTGAGATAAAAAGTGTTGGTGAGAGACTTATAAAAACTTCTGAAGAAAGATTTAATGGAAATAAGGTCAATATGGTAGTTCCTGACCCTACTTCAACTGATGGGGATTTAGTCACTTTTACTCAAGCATATCCCGTAGCTGGTCTTAAAGTAAAAAATTATTTTACAAACCAAATAGATGTTATTCCTACTAATGAAATTACATCTCTTACTTTTCAAGAACACCCAGTCATACTAAAAACAGGTAAAATTGATCCCAAAAAAGATAAAGGAGAGTTATGGGTCGGACTACCTCCTGACTTGTACAGAGACAACAAGGATATGATCAAAAGACAATTTATATATGACTTTATAAAGAATGGTCTCAAAATAAACATAAAAAATGCTACTGCAGAGACCCTATTCCCTAGAATAATACCAGACTCAATCCAGACCAACCCAGATATAAAAGATAAGGTCAAAGCTGTTATTAAAACACCAGGAACTCTATTTAAAGACAACCCTTATGTAAAAGATTTTGAAAGTAAAAGTTATGACACTACAAACCCCTTAGAAATATTACTAGAATCTGCTGCGGGTAATTTATGGCAAGCTATTGAAGAAGACCACCAATCATACCTTAAGAAACAGAAACCTATTACAGAACAGAATGAAGGTGAATTTAATACAACTAAAGTAGAGTATCAAAATTTATCTAAAACTATATTTGCATTAACCGAATTAGTAATCCCCCCTATAAATAAGCCTAACTCAACACTAACAGCTAAAGAAAAAAAACCCCAATTCAAAGAAAAAGGAAAGAGGAGTATGGTACTACCTGTATCTGATGATGAGGGTTATGAAGTTTATGGGTTTCAGGCATATGGGAGAGGTCTAGATCTTAAAGTAGGTGGTGGGTATATGTCTTTATTACAACAAGATTACACTAGAGTTCTTACCTCAGCACAATCCGAAAATATTTATAAGATACTAAAGAAAGATCTGACTGATCAAGAACGACTTACTGGAGTAAAAGCAGAATTAAAGGGTGTATCGGAAACTCTAAATAATATGGCTCCAGAAGAAAGAAACATTATTATCAATTCTACGGGTATTCTTTTAAATAAGGAAACTGATGATCCTAAAATTGAAATTGTAGAAGCATTTGTAACTCAATTTGCAAACAGAATCGTAAGTAATCAAGAAATAGATAAATTTGGTAAAGAGGATACTAATAGATTTGTTGTTGCTGAGAATATACCAAAAGCATTAAACCAAATAGCTCCTGGCGGTGTTAAAAATAGTGGGTCTGTATGTCAATGTAGAGGCTATGATTCAGACTTAGACTTAGAAAACCTAGATGTTTATAATACCCCTTATGTTAAATTAGACTTTAGTGGGTCAGAACCGGATACCTTCTCTCAGAAGCTACATGATGTGATGGTAGAAAAAGGGACAATATGGAAACAAGAACAAGCAAGTTATCGTGGTTCTGATACCACAGAAAATGGTGCAGTTTTAAGAAACATAGTAGATACAGTTATAGGTGCGGTAGATAATATTAAAAATACTGTACTTAGTGTTGATGAGAAGTTCATAGCTATTACAGAAACATACACAAGCACACTAGATGCTATTGACCAAAAAGAAAAAAAAGCACTAGAAAATAATGCATCTAAAAATGTCTTATTCACTGAGGATAAAAAAGAAAAATGATGAAACTAAACGAAGGGCAAATGAAAGCCAACCTCAATAATAGCACCCTTAGACCTAATAACCCTAGCAAAGGTTGGTCTGCCCTCGCTTTAGGCACTGCTAAAGTTCAAATGATTAACTGGGAAGAACTTAGATGCACGATTAAAGTCCTTGACGGTGAATTTGAAGAACCTATATATGACGGTGTTGAACTCCTATTCCCCAGCATCGGATCAAGACACTTTCTCGGTGCTATCCCTGAAGTCGGTGATATGTGTGTTGTTGGTTGGTTTGCTACTGATACTAAAGGTGCTGCAGGCAGTAAAAGACCTGCTATCCTATCCTGGCTCCCTAAAGCATACTATCTAGGTCAAGAATGGATTCCTACCCAATCCTTTAATGAAGAGGAAGGTCTCCTAAATACCCCTAAAGATAGAAAACATTTAGATGGGGTTTCTAATCGTATTCGTCATAAAATGAGACATTATGAACCTGGTAATATAGGTGCTTCTTCATCTCAAGGCTCAGATTTAGTTCTTGATGAAGGTGTTTTATTATCTAATAGAAGAGCTAATGAAATTAGATTAAGGGATCAAGACCAAGCTCTTATTGTCCGTTCCTTACAACAATTCCATGCTATGGGTGGCGCCCGTATATATGGGGGTATGGTTCAAAGAGATGCCCGTATTATCCCTTATGACTTAATCTCAGATGGTCGTTTATGGGATGGACCTACTCAAGTTAAACCAGATGGGTCTCCTATAACTCAAGATGAATTACCCTTTGATTCTTTAAGAGGTACTTATCAACCACACCCCTTATTTAGAAAAACTACTTTAAATGGTAAATCAGCATTTGAACAAGATGTAAATACTACTCTTAATAGAGCTATTGACCCATATACTTTAATGTATAAAGCTAACCTTATAGATGAAAATCTAAGGTCTACATCAGAAATAGATTTTAATTCCTATGGTGGTAAAGCAATATTAAGATATGATGCCGATGGTCAAAAAACCTTTAACCAAGCTACTACTGAATATCGTATAGAACTAAACCATACCACAGATGGATTATTACCAGTAACAGAACAAACTGATGGTATGGATATAGACCGTATACCTGAAAATAGAGGTGCATCAGATAAATCACCTTATATAGAATGGGTATTAGGTACTGTGGTAGGTAATGATGCTTTTACTGAAGGTGGTAAAAGCCTATATGGTAAACCCCTATATGCTAACGACTTAGGGATTATAGATGATGCTACAGGTCTAGATATAGAAAATCATTTAGCAACACTATTTAGAATAAAGCCTATTATAGGTGAGGATAGTCCTAGTTATGTAGGTTTTACTAAAGGTGGTGCTTTTAGGGGATATATAGGGGCAAAAGAAGCAGTAGGGGCAAGATTAAAAGTAGAAGGTGGTTTAGGATTAGAAATCTTAGGTAATACAAATATTCTATATGGGAGTACAGGATTTACTTTAAATGGTGATGGTGCATTAGACATAAGAAGTAATAGGAATAGCATATATGTGTTTGCTGGAGGGACATTTAAAGGAAATGGTGAAGGGGATAGTATTGTGTTAGAGGGTAAAGGGAATATATCTTTAAAGTCAAGTTCTGTTATCAATTTAGATGCCCCTACGGTTAAATTAAAAAATGCTAGTTCTTTATCCTTTTCAACACAAAGTGATTTTGCAATCAACAGTGGTGAATCAGTAAGTATAAAGACGAATACAATGAAACAAACTGTTATGGGGGGTCAAAGTTCAGCATTTAGTTCTATTAACCCTATAGTGCCTCCTAGAGATACTAAAATTTTAGGTGGTCCTGGTATAGTAGACCAAACAACATATACAGCAGGTGTTAAATTAACCACAGCTTTAGCAAACTTAACAGATACTACTACAATACCTACGGGTGCTATTACACAAACAGTAGGTGTAGGTGCTATTACTCAAACAGCAAGTGGTAATAGTAGTATTATATCACCTGCTGGGGTTAATATTACAGCTGCAGTAGGTGTAGTTAGTTTAACTGCTTTAGCAGGTATAGCTACTATTACAGGTAATGCTGGTGTAACTATTTCATCAGTAGGTCCTGTTGCTATAAGAGGTACAACTATTACCTTATCTAGTCCAGGTGCTTCCGTAGGTCCTATTATGTGTGGAAGTGATATAAATCCATTAACAGGTACTCCCTTTTTAGCTACAATGATCCCAAGAGGTCAAAACCTTACACCATAGGCTTCAAATTTCTATCTACATATTTATTTTTATATAACCAATACATTTGCATAGCTAAGGCTGCAGGTAATAAAATATTCCAACCTATTTTTAAAGATTTAAGAATCATACCGCCTGGCAAATCAGGTATCAGTAAAGATAATAGATAACCCACACCAGATTCTGGTAAAGATTCTATTAACTCTTCCCAAGAGATCATACCTAACATACCTCTTACAATATCTATTATATCCCAAGAGATTTCTGTTACAGTAGTCCATATCTTCCAATAGATATATGCTTTAATAGGTACTGACAAGGCTTTTAAAATATGACTACGACTTAATAAATCATCTAGAAACTTTGCAAAAGGTTTAACTTTCTTACCTATACCCTTTAATATATTCTGAACAGGTAAAGGCAATTTATCTACTACATAATGTATAACATTAGTAAAGGTAGGCATATCATTATATGCTTTAATAAAAAAGTGAACGGCATCAAAATCTTTATCTAGTTTAGATAACATACTCTTTAATTGATTTTCACCTAGTTCTAAAAAAGCACCAAATTTCTTATCAAACTCTATTATAGCTTCCCATGTGTTTATAGATGTTATCCCTAACATCTCTTTAAACTTAGTCCAATATTCAGGCATCTTTTGAAATGCTTCATATAACTGCTTTATCTTAGATGCTAAACCACCAAAACCTGCTGTTTTAACAATATATTTACCAAATACCTCAAGGGTATTTATATTTAAATCTCTTCTTACTAAACTAGCACCCCTTACCATAGGTGTTGACTTTATTGCTATGTAACAAGCATATCTTATTCTATTTCTAATCATAACTATGTATCTCCTCATATAAGAGGACAACTACATAAAATATTTATTCAAACCCTCAATACCTTCCCTAGTCCATAAATCATTAGGGTCTTTACCCCTATATTTACACTCTACTGACCTAATACCTATCTTAGCTAATTTTCTCACTAAATCAGCTGATTTAGCTTTACCTGTTTCATCATTATCATAACAAATGTAAATTGATGACATAGGTGTATAAAATCTCTCAAATAACTTGAAGGTGTTTTCATCCATACCTGCTCTCATAGTAGAACAAACTACATGAGGTGGTCTAATTGCTTTTTGTAAAGCTACTAAATCAAATACACCTTCTACTATATAAACATCATCGCCATTCCATAATCCTTCAACTACTTTATGGGCATTGATAAGAGTAGGTAGCCATTGACTACGGTCTAGCATATACTTGTGTACTTTTTTATTACCTTCTGAGTCCCATGTTCTAGCTTCAAAGCCTATAAGTTTATTTCTAGGGCAATGTAAAGGGATAATAAGGTGATCCTTTAATCTTTCACCTTTACTACCAAAAGAACTTACAAATCTTTGACAAGGGATAGTAATATTCACTTTATTCGGGTCATAGGTATTAAAGATAATACCTGTATTTTCATCTACACCACGAGAAACTAGATAAGAATAGTGTGTAGAACTTACAAACATTGTAGATAATAGGTCTTCGAGCCAATCAAACATATATATCCTCCTATGGATATATATTATATGTTTATGCCCATACGGGTGGTTGTGCTTTACCTTCTTTTACATCTTTACCTAGAGATTGACCTTTATTGTAAAATTCAAGTGCAGTAGCATCTGTGGGGGGTTCATTTTTACCAGCTAAAGCATCTTGGTATCCTCTGATAGTTTCAGTATTAATAGCAGTTGCAGGTGCTCCTGTTCTCATCATTGCCATTTTATAACTCCTTTGTTTATTTATATCGGTATAGTATAGTATATTATACAAAGGAGTCATTAAAAATGAAATATCTATTTACATTATCTATTCTAAGCTTAACTTTCTTATATGCACAAGAGAAAGCACCTACACATGAAGAAATTAGAACTTGTATTGAGTACTGTGCTTTAACACCTGAAAAAAAGAAATTAAGAGAAGAGAGTAAATTTAAAGTCTGTGGCGATTGCTCTAATGCTTGCTTTAAAGATGAGTCTTGCATTATAGAAATTGAATCAGATCTTGAATATCACAAGAAAGGTAAATAAATGAGTCAAGACACTAATTTATTTGGTGGTGGTAATGTACTATCCATGTATATCCCCCTTACTGAAATTGAAAGAGAATTTATCAGTCGTCTAGTAGAAGCTAATGACTTATATATCCTCATTCATGAATGGGGTGTTGTGAATAAATGTAGAGCTGTCTTTGGTGATAAGAATCTACATTTATATTTTACTATGGCATTTGATAGACCTGAAGCACCTATGCCCGTATGGTTCTTTGACTTAGAATTAAAAACAAGATCAGGTATTAGTCTATTTAGACAAAAGCTACCTTGTGATTATGACGGTAAACCTTTAAGTGTATGTCAAGGTGTAGAATTAGAAATGGTATGGGATATTTCTATTAATGCTATTGACCCTAAACTGATTAAATCACTTATGCCCCAAACAATAGGTCTTACATCAAGAAGACAAGATAAAGACACAGGAGATTTAACAGTAGAGGGGAATATGAAATTAAATGCTTTACAGAAGAATACAGCATATGATTTACATAATAGAGAGAATAAGATGAAGAATGATAGATGGGGGTGGAGAAAGAAATCTCGTAAGGTATAATTTATTTATAGTGTAGGTAGTAGTATAAAGTATTAGATAAAGGTTAACTACTATGTTCACACAACAAGAAAAGCTACAAATGATTCGTGTAGCGATGCTTAAAAGACAAGCTAAAAATCTACCTAAAGAAGTTGAAGAAAAAGCTAAACTCTTTATAGAAAAAGGATATGATGTAGGCAAGGCATGGGCAATTTCATGGTCAATTTATTGTAAGAGCATCAATCCTAAATCAGAACATTGCCATATGAGACCTAGTCAATATTTTAAAGGTCGTAAAAAGAAGAAGGTTTAATATTTAATTAAGACATTGTATAAGATACCGTCTTCAACTTTATCAATAGAAATATCTAAATCCTGTGATTGAGTGAGATCAAGTTTATTTGCTTTAACTTGCTTTAAGAGAATTTGAGACCCCTTCTTTAAGGTTAGGGATAAATCAGTAAAGGATACTGTTCTTTCACCTTGATCTTTAGGGGTCTCAATAGGTTTAGGGGTCTCAATAGGTTTAGGGGTCTCAATAGGTTTAGGAGTCTCAACAACTTTAGGAGTCTCAATAGGTTTAGTAGCTTCGTCAACTTTAGGAGTCTCAATAGCTATTTCTCCTACAGCTGGAACAGTCTCTTCTACATGAGATACAACACTAATTATAGGTGTATCCTCACCATGAATTAAATGTAGTAAATCAGCCACTTCTTTTCTTAATTCATCAGGCAAACGAGAACTAAAGATAACCTTAAAAGAATTATTGACTCTTGATGAGTTTTTAAGATTTTCTGGATCAAGGGTCTTATCATCAAAGTATGAATATACCCATTTAGATTTAATAGGTAAGGGACACTTTTTACGGATTTCAGCAAGATACTTATCCATATATTCTTCAAGTTCATCAATATAGTAAGTATAGTTATCACCAAGATTTTGTCTGATCTTATCAAACCAAAAGTCCCTATTCTCTTTATCATCATTAGAATGATAAGGAAAATAAGAGTAGATATTACTATCTACAAGGGATTTAAAGGTGTCATAGTAAAGGTAATTACCATTAGTTTTAGTAGGTGCAGGCACTTCCTCACCCCTTTCTAAAGCCTGTTGAATTTCAAGAGCTTTTTTGCTTTTCAGTTCTTGACCAATGTCAAATATACGAGTTGACCAATTTTTGAAATCCTCAACAGCATTTAAAACTTTTTGTGTAGTTTCAATCATTGGAATGTTTAATCTTTGAGCTTCTTTTTTTGCCCAAATCCTTAAAGCATGACTTGCCATATCTTTCATTAAGCACACCATTTCAGTACAATCAGGTACAAAACCTACTGCTCTTTTTGATGCTAACTTATGACCTATCATTATAAAATCAATACCGATTGTTTCACTCATTTGAGGCAACCAAGTATCTCTAATTAATGGGTGATGTCCACCTACAACATAAACTTTAAGTTTGCCATCTTTTCTTAAACGATCTTCTGCTTCTCGGATATTATTAAATACCTGTTGCATAACTCTATGTGGAGAAGAGGCAGACTGTGTATCAGTAGCTGCTTTTAGCATTAAATTTGCTATTTCTTTCATGTCTTGTCCTTTTTTAAGGGGGTACGCATTGTTAGTGTATTTGTATCAAATACGGTTATTTGTGTCAAGGTTTTAGAGATAAATTAAAGATTTTATTCTGATGAGTAGACTCAATAGAGAAAGAACCATCAGTAGTTAAATTGTTAGTAGAGATTTCTTTAATATTTAAAAAAATACCATCAGTATAACTAAGACTTAAACCATCTACATCTAAAGTATAAATAGGGTCTTCCTCTTTATGATTAGGTAGTAAAGAAATTAGATAATTTCTATAAATCTCAGAAAGAGGTATTTCAAAATGGCGAAGATACATATCTGAAAAGAAAGATAAATCTTTATCCTTAAAGTGTTTAACTACTGCGGAAAGCCAATTTTGAACAAGTTGTATAACAAAAGGATTTTCAGGCTCTTCTAAAATTAAAGAAGGAATATCTTTGAAATAATTCAAAAGACAATGGGGAGTAAGAACTAACTCTTTAGTGCAGAGAGCATCAACTTTTTGTTGAATAAAAGCAAAGAGAGTATCTGAATGAATTTTACTACTATAAATTTCTTCACAAGGGAAAAAATCTAAAGTCCTATCCTTATCTTCTAAGATAAGGTTTAGAAATTCTTGAAAAGAAAAAACTCTTGGTAAAGCATCTTTTTTCAAAAGTTTAGCTGTTTCACAATATACAGAAAAAGGTGGAATAGAATCATATATATGAGTTTTAATTTCAGATGCATCTTTAGATGTAGAAAAGATAGCAGGAATATTAAGTTTAGCAACTTGATCAGCTACCATTTTATTTATAGAGAGTGGGAGTTTAGGAGCATCTGTATATATAAAGAGTGCACCTGTTGAAGCTGGGGGTTTAGTGTTTTCTTTTTTTTCAAGGGACATAAAGCCATTAAGGATAAAAGGGATACCACATTCTTTTGTTAATTCGGGGAATAGAGTATCTCTAATAAAGGGGTAGTCATTTTTACTACCGATAGCAAACAGTTCGACTGCTATACGATTTGTCAGTTTCATAAGTAAAACCTTTCATAGTTAGTGTGTTTGTATTATACACACAGCATTATATTATGTCAATAGTGTTTTAATAATTCTTGTATAGAAAGATATAAAAAACAAGGAGACTCGGAATGTATACTTTCAATCGTAGGATTGCAAAAGCAAATGTAAACCCTATTCGTCAAAGAACACAATTTTCATGTGTAGCAGCATCAACAGCTATGGCATTAAATGCTTTAGGTGTAAAATGCAATGAAGATGAAGTAAATGAAGTCATAGGTGCAAGACCAATGACAGGTGCTTCATGGGAATCTGTATTAGCTTGTGTACAACATTATGGCTGTAGAGGAACTTTAGTTACACCATCAACAGTAAAGCAATTAAAAGAATGGACTGATGCAGGTAAACCTGTATTAATAGGTTGGAATCCTGAAGGTCGTGAATGGAGTCATGCTTCATTGGTGTTTGATGTTGTAGAAAGAGAAGGTGGTGGTTTAGATGTATATGTAGCTGATTCTAATATACCTGATCCAGAAGAAACAGTTAGAGTAATAGATGCTAAAGAATTTTATAGTAAGTGGTATGAAAAATACAATGGCTATTTAATTCGTAGGTCAGCTTTAATGGTTGATAATGAGATTTCTCCTGAAGGTCGTCAGATTATGGCTTCCTTACGAAAGAGACGATTCTAGTGTCTATCTGTGGTTTATTTTCTAAGCCACAGAGGAATAAAATTAACTTAAATAAAGAATTTTGGTTAGTTTTAGATGCAAAAAGTCGAGATGATGTAGAAAACATCATCCACTTTAGCTCCTTTATAAAATTTATTTTATTTATGAAAATAAGTGATATAGGAGTTATATATAAAAGAAACCCATACATCTTTGAAGACTTTGAATCGGCGAGTCAAGAAGCTGAACAAAGGAGAAAAATAAAATGAGAAATTACAATCGCAGAAGAGCTAGTTTAACCCAACCTTTAATGATGAGACATGATTACGGTGCTGATTTATATAGTTCTGAATTTGAAGGTTCAGAAATGGAATCAGAAGAATTATATGGTCGATGGACAACAGATGAGACAGTAGACCCTACTGTAAATATGAGTCCTGAAGGTAAAAAGGAATGGAATAAGTATAAGGGTAAAATTGAAGATGTGAATGAGGGTAAATTAAAATCAGCATCTAAGAGAATAGCTAGATTAAAGAATAGATATTTAACAGCAAGTAAAGAAGGTAAATTAGCTGATGAATTACTTGGTAGTTTAGATTATGATATGACAATGGATCAGTTATTAACAAAAGCTGATGAATGTGAAGAAATGGCATCTATATTAGAAGAAGCATTAGCTTCACAGGATGTAGATACATTAGATCAACATGGTGTATTACCTGAAAGTTTAGCACAAGCTGTAAGAAATGGTATCTCTGCTTTATACGAAGCTGATCGTATAGTAAGAGATAAAGTAACAGCATTACAATCTAAAGCATTAGAATGTAGATCAAAAGCTAGGGGTATGAGATTTGCTAGTGAAAATATGGCTGATGTAGATGGTAATTATATGTCAGTACAACATATTAGTGAAATGCAAGATATGTTGGGTGTGTTAAGTCAAAAAATACAAAGTGGTATGCCTATGGAAGATTGGGTAGAGAGTAAGATAGCTCATGCTCATCAGATATTAGGAGATTTAGCTTCATATTTTTACTATGGGGGACATAAGTAAATGAATAGATTAGCTAGAGAAGTAATGATTAGTCGAGTAGCTGCAGAAGGGATGTATGGCTTTACAAAAGGCATACAGAATGATGTATCTACAGCGACTAAGAAATTAGAAAGACACATGACAAATATATCTAGGGGGCTTGAATTAAAGCATCCTGAGGCAGGTACTTTTTTTAAGTATCGTGCAAAGTCAGCGAATTGTCCTTATTCACAAGCTCTTTTAAGAGGGTGTGTGATGTTTGACAAGCCTGTTAAACTCTATGAAGGAGTATTAGGTTTTAAACCTAATTTAGTAAAGGCTTGTTTAAAAGCGATAAATGATATGACTTTAAAAGCAGGTGAGGTAGCTTGTAATTTATATAGCAAGAATAGGGACCATATACCCTTTTTAGAGACTCATTTAAAAGAAGTAAATTGTCCTTATGCTAAGATGATATTAGAAAGCTATCCAATAGAACTTGCTAAAGATTTAGTAAAGTAAAGGATATAAAAAAATGACTTATAGAGGCACAATAGATGAAGATAAGCAAATTGTCTTAGCACGACCCTTGAGTGCTATCGATAAGAAGCTAATTAGAGTCGCATATGTAAATCCTGATTTAAGGGCATCAGCAATTAGAATAGTAGTTGCTGATGATAGTAATAAGTTAAAAGAATTTGCAAAAGACCGTAAATGGAAGAATCCTGAAACAAGTAATTTAATTGGTTTTGATCGTGTATTGGAATTAGCGGGTCAAGATAAAATCTGGGCACAAAGTATTGTTAAAAAAGTCACTGACGAATATAAGAAATCGGATACTGCTAAAAAAGAAGATACAAAAGTAGAGCATAATATTGCTAAGAAATTACAGAAAGATGTAGAAGGGGAAATAGCAAAGTTTAAAAGTAGTGGCAAGGATATAACTAACCCTAAAGATAGAGCTGCTTTTGAAGAGTATTTAGATCAGAAATTAAGACCAGCTCAGGAAGAAGCTTATCGTGAAAAGATAAAAGAAGCTACAGGATTAGTTGATGAGGAATATAAGAAAGCATCTGAAGGTTTACTAGGGAAAGGTTTGAGAAGAGCATTAAGTCAAACATTTGACGAATTGGGGTTATCTAAATTAGCTGATTTGGTTAAACCACCAGAAATTCCTAGTAATTTAGGTACAGCAGGTACAGCTGTGGGGGCAGGTATCTTAGGTCAAATATCAGCTAGTTTTGTTGGTGCAGGTGGTGGTGCGGCAGGAGTTGCCGCAGCTGGAGGAGGTATCTTAAGTTCTATTGGGGGTTTAGCTTTAGGTATTGGTAAAGCAGTTGTTCTAAGTCCTTTTGCTCTTGCAGCAGGCGCTGCTCTTTCTTATAAAGTTTATCAAAAGTTTAAGGAAACTCCTGAAGGAGTTAAAAGAGATGCTTTGATAAAAAAATTCAACGAAAAGAAAGATGAAGTGTCTAAAAAAATAGAAAGCGAGCATAAGTATAAAGAAATAGGTAAAGCAGATGCTGCCATTACAGGTATGAAAGAATTTTATAAGGATGAGAAGTTTGATGATGATTTATTAGGGGATGATTTAACAATAGATGAGTTATTGAAAATTTCTGAAAATGAAGATTCAGACAATGAGGATAGAAAAAGAGCAAAAAAAATACT